AGAGCTGGCCGCAGAACAAGAACAAGAACAAGAACAGGAACAGGATACAAGTGACGACTACAGTGACGACTACGACGATGAGTAAAGAGGAGTGGAGGGCGCTGCGGTGGCGCATGCGGAGTACTGCAGTGGGCTTAGTGCTACTGTGGGCACTGATCCGCCTATGCGCCACGCCGCTGCCTGTGGCGCACTGAGATAAGCATTAGGAAGGAGCTAGTAGATATGAGCACACATGGATTAGTGACCAAGCGGTATTGCCCTGACGGCGCCGGAGGACTCGCTGTGGAGCTGTGCCCCTCTGGCCATGTGGCTGGGGATCAGCTGCAGGGTCCAGACAAGGAGTGGTACACACCGGAGGCCTACGAACAGACCTTTGGGACTGGAGTGACCATCACTGCGGCGCCGTGGTACAGTGGCGCCATGGCAGACGAGGTACAGCAGGCCATACTTGGTAGCATCACAGATGAGGCAGCGAGGCTACGAGGAGTGACCTGGGCGGATGAGCCCTACGGTGGCAGCTGTTTGAATCGGATTGACTTATAGATACATGATACCCATCTAGCGGGAACGCTGATAACAGCCATATAATCTTAAGATTAAAGAGAAGGAGGTGACCAGGTCTGTGAGTCGGACATTAGAGCAGAACAAGGACCAGTCGACCTTGACACCACAGGAGTGGGCTCAGTGCCTCATCTACTTTGATGGGGCCTGTGCCTATTGTGGATGTACAACTAAAAAGGGCCAAAGATTGACTAAGGACCACCTTAAGCCCCTCAGCGAGGGCGGCGCCACGGCGGCCCACAATGTGGTGCCGGCCTGTGGACGGTGCAACCAAGCTAAGGGAGCCACTGACTTCAGAGATTGGATGATGAGTCAGGATAACTTTAGTCAAGAAAGGCTGAACAGAGTGTACAGGTGGCGCGCCATTATGGTGCAGCTGCCGGCACAAGATAAGTAGATAAGAAAGGAGGTGTAAGATATGATAGACATTAGTGGAACCCTGGCTGAGCATTCGATGATGATAGTAGGTATGCTTGGGCTGTTGGCCTTCTTGACGAGTGTAGTGACTGAGGTGCTGAAGCACCTACCGCTGTTTAGATATGCGCCCACTGACCTGGTGGTGGTATTGGTGGCGCAACTACTGACTATGACTAGCTTTTTGTGGTATATGGCGCATACTGGAACTGATATACATTGGTATAGCATAGTGGCAACTGTGACTGTAGGGTTTGTGGTTACTTTTATAGCCATGTATGGATGGGAAAAGTTTGAGGACTTCTGGTTCAGACATAAGCGAGGTGCTTAAGATGCAAGCACAGAATTTGACTAATATTGACTTTGAGAATACGGATATGGCGGCGCTGCAGAAGATGCTGACGCCACGAATGACTAAGTACATACCAGTTACTCCGACACCCAAACAGACTGCCTGTCTACTCATGAACAACAAAGAGTTGCTGTATGGGGGCTCAGCAGGTGGAGGTAAGAGCACATACCAGCTTATGGCAGCACTGCAGTACGTGGACGTACCGGGGTATTGTGCCATTTTGTTTAGGAAGACCTATGCTGATTTGAGCTTGCCTAATGCACTGATTGATATAAGTAAGAAGTGGTTAATGCCCTATGTCAATGCTGGTGAGGTAAGATGGTCAGAGAAGGATAAGCAGTACACCTTTCCTAGCGGGGCAATGTTGAACTTTGGGTACTTAGAATCACTGAATGACTGCTATAGGTATCAGGGTGCTGAGTTCCAATACATTGGCATGGACGAGACAACACACATCCTTCCGTCCAATTATCGGTACCTATTTAGTAGATTGCGGCGCCCAAAGGGCCTTGACGTGCCGCTGCGGTTCCGTGCAACTACTAATCCTGGTGGGGAATTTGGTGATTATTACTATCAAAGGTTCTTTGTGGAAGGCCCAGAGAAGGGACGAATCTTTGTAAGTGCAGGTTTGAAGGATAACCCACATCTAGATGTGGACTCTTATTTAGACTCGCTTGCTGAGTTAGACCCTATAGAGCGAGAGCGACTCATTAATGGCAATTGGGATATTATGGATAAGGGGGACCTGTTTAGCCGCGATTGGTTCCAGATTGTGTCAGAGCATGAGATACCACTAGGTGCCAGACATGTGAGGTTTTGGGACCTGGCATCAACTGATCCTGCCAAGCGGAAGAAAAAGGATAGGCGGACTCCTGACTGGACCGTTGGCCTCCGGCTAGCTAACTACCAGGGGATGTACTGGATAGTAGATATTGTGAGAGTTCAGAGGACTCCATACGACGTTGAGGAACTGATAAGACAGACTGCCAAGCAAGATGGGTATAGCGTGGCGGTGCGGATTGAGAAGGAGCCTGGGAGCTCTGGAGAGATAACCATTGACCATTATGCTAGGAATGTGCTGCCAGGATATGACTTTCTGGGTGTGGCTAGTTCTGGGTCTAAAGTTGACAGGGCTAGGCCTGCCAGCGCCGCGGCACAGGGCGGGCGCATTTTGCTAACTAGGAATTGTAGGAACCAAGTGGCGTTTCTTGATGAGTTAGAAACGTTTCCATATGGGGCTAAAGATGATATGGTAGATGCTCTGTCTGGAGCGTTTAATCACTTCAGGAGTCCAGCTATTTTGCGAGCACCAACAGGGATGAAAAAAGTTGGTGGTAGTTATTGGACGAAATTTAGAAGAGGGAGGTAACTAATGGCAAGAGACACATGGAGACTAAGGATTCAAAGGACTTTGGAGAATTTAGGCCTTGGTCCAATGAAGAATAACTTTTGGCTGGATGCCGTTGCACGGATTTTAGAACGGTTGTCTATAGGAGGCGGTGGAGGTGGGACAACCAATCATGCTGGGTTAGTGAATCTTGGATATGCTCAGTCTGGACATACTGACTTTCAGCAAAAGATGTATGAAATAGGTAAGCCAGGGGTTTATAGACAGGTAGTAGGTACACCCACTAATGAGTATGAGTTTAATGACCTACAGACCTTTATTAATAATAATATAAGAAACAGATGGTTTAATGGTAATGTTATAATTGAGATTTATCAAAATGTACCACAAGGTATAATAATTAGTAATGTGGCAGGAAAAGAAGGGTCTTATTTTTCTATTTCTTTTTATGCAAGAGTTTTAGGTAATGTAAATTTTGATTCATGTGATTTTACTACTATAGGCTTATTTTCTACAGTAACAGCACCATTACATAACTTATATGCTCATAGTGTGAGTAGAACATTTAGCTTAATGGGTAATTGGGATTTAACTAGATCGCCAGGTGTTATAGGTGATATTAGCCTTTCTTATATACCTTTAGTTGAAGTACTTGAAGAATCAAAAGTTATTGTTAATAAGTTTATAACTCGTCATTCAGATGTCATAGTAAATGAAGTGGAGTTTATAAATATTAATACTATCCTCATGGAAGCTTCATTTTTTAATTTATTAAAAGACTCTGGACCTATTACTATACAAAACTTACATGAAGGGCATGCTGGTGTGGTAGTTGCACCAGTAGAAAGCATAAATAAGCATTGGGAAACTTATGTAAGAAATCGTAGAGAAATAGCTGATGTTGGCAAGGTACTTAGCATTCAAAATGTTGGCGGACAGGCACTAGTAGTTCCACAACAAATGGCGAATGTTCCAATTCCACCAGCAAGTGGTAATTATCAGTTAAGGTCTAATAATGGTGTGTTAACTTGGGTAGTGGTATAGAGAAAGGGGGGAATTAAATGGCACGAATTAATTGGAGGCAAAGGATTCAAAATGCATTAGAAAATTTGAACCTTAAGCCTATGGTGAACAATTTTTGGTTAGAAGCTATGGCTAGAATACTTGAAAAATTGTCTTTAGGTGGAGGCGGCAGTGGAACAACCGACCATGCAGCCTTAACTAACTTAGGGTACAATCAAGCTGGACACACTGGATTTACCCCTGAAACTCATATGACTAATGCTGCTGCTCATCCAGGTATCTTTGCACCAAATGCACATTTAACTGATACTGGGGCTCATCCAGGGTTATTCGCTACTGCAGCACAGGGTACTTTAGCACAATCAGCACTACAACCAGCTCATAATACTGATGCTAATGCACATAGCGCACTGTTTGCAGCAACTGTTAAATTAGCAGGTAATAACGTTTTTACTGGTCTGAATACTTTTAATGGACCTGTTAGTTTTACAGTAGGTGCTACATTTGATGGGATAACTTTGAATTATGGTCAAAGTCTTTCAGTAGGTAGTGGTAGGGGTGCTATTCTTAGTCTAGGTAGTGATATGATAATAGAGGGTACACCAAATTTACGCTTCTATAAGAATACCGTAGAGTTCTTTTTAGTTCCTGGGCCACCTACTAGTGGTAAGTATCATCTAATAGCTGATAATGGAGCTATGTCTTGGGAATTAGATGATGGACCAAGTCCTATAAAAGGGGACTATTTTGCAATGGATAGTGAGTCTGGAGAACTGCTAGTAGATACTCTTTCTGGTGAATTATTAGTAATAAAGGAGGATCAATAATGGATGTTGCAAGAAGTGGCATTTTAGCTACTGATACAGAAACTGCAATTAAAGAAGCTGCTACAGCATTACAATTAGAAGAGGTTGAGCCTAATAATGAATTTTACCTTAATACTGCTTATAATGGGGATAGAGAGCCTAATGGCAGTGAGAGCTTCCCATTTACTTCTTATAGTCAATTCTTACAAGCTATGACTAGGAGAGGTATTTCTTCTAATATTAAGCTTGTATTAATGACAGGAAGTAATTTAGGTGGCACAGATCCTGTTATAATTCATAATTTTGTTAACCTTCATATAGAAGCCGCCTCAACACCTTCTATATCTACTGTAAATGTTACTAACGTTTTATTGACGGGCAGTAATAACAAGATAGCATTAGTAGGTCTTAATATATTAGGAACATTAAGTTCAGAGTCCGTTGGCGGTGATATGGTGTTTGAAAACTGCTCTATTCATGGTAATATTAATTTATTACCTACAGGAGAAGGGGCGACGAGGCACTTTTTCCATTGTGAAATTGCAAATAATGTGGTAGTATCAGGAACAAGAAGGTTAGAAATTGGTTTTCATCAATGTAGAGCAATTCCTAGACCTGGTGGAGAGATTCCTAAAATAATAACTGATAATCCAAATCTAGTAACTTATATTTTAGGTTGTCAGACCTTTGATGTAGTTTTTAGAAGGGGCCTTATGGCATATACAGACCAGTCTAATTTTTATGATTTTAGAACAGATGATACTTATGAAGGCATTTTAATAGCAATGGCTGGTAATACTTTTAGTAGAATTGAAGGACAAAAAAGTCCTATTTATATAGGTACTAATACTAAACACTTCTTAAGTAAGGCCTTTTTAGATGGTATTGATAAGCAAGGTTCTACTATTGGAGGTACCCCATTATATCCATCTACACCAGATGGCGGAGTTACTGACCATGCTTTTTTAACAAGTTTAGGTTTTGCTGCAAGTGGTCATATAGGTTTTCAAGCTGCATTGCCTAATATTGAAAGCGTCAATAGGCTAGGCGGCACTACTGAGCCTACTTGGAATAACCAACCATGGCCGGGTGGCGGAGGCCCAGGACCTGGTGGCGTTGAAGAAGCACCAGATAATGGGTGGGTATATGGTAGAATCAATAAAAGTTGGTTAGCAATGTTTGCTGATGCAGGTGTTATTTGGAGAATTCTTGATCAGTATAGAGAACCTATTCATTATATGGCACAGTATCTTGGCTTTAATGATCCTCCAGAAGTTGTGCCAACTGCTTTTGATTTTATTGAAACTACAGAATTTTATAATCCTACTCCAATGGCTAATAAAAATTTAATAGCGGTTGATGTTACTCAATATAGTCAACTTGCAATATTAGCTTCAGATAGGAACGTATTTTTTGATGGTAATTATATTCCTCCATTACCACTTATTAGTCCACAGAACTTAAAAGACATAGCTGTACATCCTGATGGTATAATATATGTGGCTGATGCGGCGCCAATGCCAGATAATCTATATTATTATGATATTCATAGTGGGGCGTCTATGTGGAATACCGTTAACAGACCAGGTACCTATGATACTCCACCAAATAATGATGCTTTAACTTTTGGGGTACATATGGTGCATTATTCACCCATACGCCGTATCATAATTGCTGCTGGTGACAATGCTTACCTTATTACTAAACATGATGTAGATAATTATTGGGAGCGTAAACAAGTTTTTCAAGTAGCTAATAGACAGGGTACCTTCTTTAAAATTGTAGAAGGTGTGCAAGGACCAGCAAGGCAGTATCTTTGTTATTTATTCTCTAGAGAAGGGCATGTTATATCTACTAGTGATTTTAGCATCTTTTCTTATAGGCTTACATTGCCGTTTGAGCCACGTGACGCCTGTCAGAGTGTCACTTCAGAGAATTTCCTAGTAGTTGGCGAGAGAAACAATGTGTGTTATATGGGGCGCCAAACTATGATGGTAGGTGAGTTTGCCATTACAGAGCTACCAATGAAGAGCGTTGCTGGTATTTCGGCAAGTAATACTGGGCTTGCTATAGCATGTAGGACTGGGGAGATTTGGCATAGTACTGATGATGGGGTGACGTGGAGACAAAAAGAAAGCCCTAATAATGTACCATTAAATATGATGGTATCTGTATTTATGCGGGGTTGGGATTTTTCATACTTTGCTTTCTTAGCATTAGGTGATGATAGAGGGTTAGCTCAAGATAGAAAGGGTAACATACTTTATTCAATGCTAGAACAAGCATCGATGTTTGGTAATCCTAGGTATATAAAATCTGACCGTGCCATAGTAGCGAAGGGGGTTTAATTAAATGGTCAACCTTAAAATGCTTGGCTCAACTGGATTAAAACGAGCAGGTTCCTATATTTATGAGGAGTTCCTGCCAGATTTAAGGTGGCCGAGAGCGGGGCGAGTCTACCAGGAGATGGCAGATAATGACCCTGTAGTAGGTTCTATTCTGTATTTAGCTGAAATGTTAATTCGTGGAACCAAATGGACAGTTGAGCCAGCGTCACAAAGTCAAGAAGATATAGAGGCAGCAGACTTCTTAAAAACTTGTATGGATGATATGGAAGTTTCATGGGCATCTACCATTACTGAGATTTTATCTATGATGACTTATGGATTTAGTCTACATGAAATAGTATATAAGGTACGTAGAGGACCTGAAGAAAAGAATCCAAAATTCAAAAGTAAGTATTCAGATGGTCGTATTGGGTGGCGCTGCCTCCCAATACGGTCACAGAGTAGCATCGAAGAGTGGCATTATAATGAGTTAAATGAGCTTGTGAGTGTACTACAAGTAGCAGAACCTACCTTTAGGCCTGTGGTTATACCCATGAAAAAGGCGTTGTTGTTTAGGACAAAAGTTAGTAGAGACAACCCAGAAGGACGCTCGTTATTAAGAAATGCATATAGGCCTTGGTTCTTTAAAAAACATTTTGAAGAAATTGAAGGTATAGGTATTGAGAGGGACCTAGCGGGCTTTCCAGTATTAACTACTCCACCTGATTTAGATTTATGGAATGAAGATGACCCTAGAATGGTTACTTTAAGGACTAGAGCAGAACAGGTGGTGTCTTCGGTAAGAAGGGACTCTGAAGAAGGTTTACTATTACCAAATGGCTGGGAGCTTAAACTACTAGCTTCTGGTTCTGGTCGTCAAATAAATATTGGTGATACTATTGATAGGTATGATAATAGGATTGCAATAACTATGCTATCAGATATTATTTTAATAGGTGGGCAAAAGACTGGTTCCTTTGCACTTGCTGATGTGAAGCAGTCTATTATTGCCTCTGCTCTACAAGCTCAACTGTTGAATATTGCTGATGTGTTTAACACATTTGCTGTACCAAGGCTGTTTAGCTACAATACTTTTAATGTAAGAGAGCTACCTAAAGTAGTACCTAGTGAGATTTTACATCCTTCATTAAGAGAACTTGCATTAGTATTAAGGGCAATGGGGCTCAATATTGCTGGTGATATGAAGTTGCAAAACTACTTACGACATGTTTTAAGTATCCCACAGCTTGACGAGGATGAGTTTGAGGTAATATATAAGCCACAATTAGTAGATAGAAAGGCGCCCTCTGTACAAGATGGAGTAGAAGATGCAATGAATAATGTGTTTGAACAATCTGATATGCACTATGCTGGAGGTGATTAAATGTCAGAAGAGATAAGAGATGTTGGTTTAACATTTACAATTAAAAAGGTTGCTGACCAAGGATTGGTGTCAGGTTGGGCTAACGTTGCGGTGAATAAGGATGGTAGCTTACCATTAGATTGGCAAGATGACGTGATAAGTCCTGAAGTTTTAGAAAAAGCGGCTGTACAATTTATGATAGATCATCAAAAAGCGGGTGAGATGCATAAGGGGGAGCCAATAGGTGTAGTAGTTGAGTCTTTAGTTTTTACCAAAGAAAAGCAAGAGATGCTAGGAATTGCTGAGGGGCAAGTGCCAGAGGGTTGGTTTATTACAATGAAGGTGCTTAATTCTGAAGTATTCGAAAAGGTAAAAAATGGTACTTATAAAATGTTTTCAATTCAGGGGCAAGCGAAACGAATTAAGCTATAATATTTGGCATATTTTCGTATAATATAAAGAGGAGGTGCAAAAATGCCTAACATAATTGTTGATTTAGAGGTTGATAGAGTTGACCTCGTAGATGATGGGGCAAATTCGGCTGCTTTCATCAAACTTTTTAAAAGAAAGGAGATTACAATGGACTTTAAGGAACTGATTGCAAAAATGTCGACAGAAGAAGTGGCGTTGATTCAAGAAGCAATTGATAAAGCTAAGGAAGAAGCTAGCGCCGCTACTACAGAAGAAGTAACCAAACTTAAGCAAGAAGTTGCTACGTTACAGGAAGCTTTAAAGAAAGCTAAAGAAGAGCCTGAGCCGCCTAAAGATGATATTTATAAAAATTTACCTGAAGCGATTAAGGAAGAAATGGCTAAAATGAAGCTTCAAAAAGATGCCGCTGAAGAGGCGCTACGAAAAGCTAAAGAAGCAGAGCTAGAAGCCGTTGCTAAAGCCACAGCTGCTGAGCTGAAAGCATTGCCGGTTGCAGAAGAAATTTTGATTAAAGTTCTCAAGGGCAGTACCCCTGAAATGGTAGATGTTCTTAAAGCTGTTAGTGTAGCAATAGAAGAAGTAACCCTTGGCGAAGTTGGTAAGGGAGGCGGAGGACAAGCTGCTGCTAAAGATGCTTGGGGTAAGATTGAGAAAGCTGCTCAAGAAATTGCTACCGCAGAAAGTATGACTATTCAAAAAGCTATAGGTGAGGTCATTAAGCGGCAGCCTGCTTTGTATAAGGAATACCTAGAGGGAGGTGCAAACTAATGAATGCTTTTCAAATCCCAGTATTAAGATGGAGTTTGCCTTCTGGAGGCGATATAGTTTGGAGACGCTTTGTATCAGTTAATAACTTGGGGCAAGCAATTCAGGCGACTGCAGCTACCCAGGTTGTAGGGGCTGCTCAGAATGATACAAAAGCTGGTCAAGTACAAGAAATTCTTAATGGACTTGTAATGGTAGAAGCTGCCGGCGCTATTACTGCAGGTGCATTAGTATATTCCAATGCAACTGGCCTTGCTGCAGGTACTGGAACTGTTGCTGTAGGTATCGCTATTACTGGTGCTACCGCTGCAGGACAGTTAGTAACTGTACTAACAAAATAAAGAAAGGAGAACTAATATGCCAAGAATGATTGAGGCTCACATTGATAGAGCGCTAACTAATATTTCTGTTGCTTATCTACAAGATGCCAGTAGTTTTGTTGCTGACAAAGTGTTTCCAATTGTACCAGTAAGACGTCAATCTGATGTGTACTATCAGTACAGTAGAGCTGATTTCTTCCGTGATGAAGCTCGTGTTCGTGGTTCTGGAACAGAATCTGCAGGCGGCGATTATGGGGTAGAGGCACAGGATCCATATCACTGCCGAAAACATGCTTTTCATAAAGATGTAACAACTGAAGAACGTGCAAATTATGATGAGCCCTTAGATGCAGATATAGATGCAACTATATTTATTTCACAAAAGATGCTTATCCGCCGTGAAGTTGAGTGGGCACAGAATTATTTCAGAACAGGTGTTTGGACAACTCAGATTCAAGGGTCGCCTACACCTACAGGTTCCCAGATATTGCAGTTTGATAATGAAGCATCAGATCCTATTGGGATTATTACTAGAGCTGGGGTTCAAATGGCTAGTCAAACAGCCTATAGGCCTAATAAGCTAGTGTTATCACCGTTTGTATATAATGCTTTGAAGAATCATCCTGACATTTTGGACCGCATAAAGTATACTCAGAAGGGCATCGTAACCACTGATCTACTAGCCACTCTCTTTGAAGTTGATCAAGTGCTTATAGCTTGGGGTGTTGTTAACTCCGCAAGAAAAGGTGTTGCAGAGTCTAATGCCTTTATAATGGGTAAAAATGCGTTGTTGTGCTATGCTAATCCTAGACCAGCACTGCGGCAACCCTCTGCCGGTTATATATTTGCATGGACTGGAATTGAAGGTGGCGGGGCTTATGGAAACAGAATAATTAGACTACCGATGGACCTGCTCGGACTCGGTACAGAACGTGTTGAAGGTGAAATAGCTTTTGACTGCAAAGTCATCAGTAATGACCTAGGCGTGTTCTTCTACGACCTTGTTGCTTAAAAGAGTATTTGTAGTTCGTCGGCGCTTCCGTGATAAGAATGGTGTGCACACTACCGGTTCTATTGTAAAGCCTGAAGAAATACTTCGCTTTAAGCGTAGAGTGCAGGATGGCAACATAATAGAAGTTACCGAGCAAACTTTTGATAGTGTTGCTGCATACATGTTAGCTCGACACGGAGTGACTCTAATTTGGCCGGAGGACGTGCCTCTTACTCATGAGGTACAACTAGTAGATATCGAAGACGAAGAATCAGAGGTAGAAGAAACTAAAGTAGAAGAAGAGTTAGAGGTAGAAGAAGAGCTTAAAAAAGTTCCAACAGTGGTAAAAGCAATAAATTTGTAAAGGGGTGAAGAATATGTCATGGACCTATACAGGAAATCCAGCGGTTAGAATATTAGACCGTTATAGATTTTTGGTTGGTGACACTGATGAAAGAGCCCCTATAATGCAAGATGAAGAGATTCAATTTTTAATTGAACAGTATGGGCATAATGAGAATCTATTAAGATTTCATCTTTTTAAGCAAGTAGCTACTATCTTTGCTAGGGATATAAAACGTAGATTAGGACCACAGTCCGAGGACCCAACTGAACGATTAAAGTATTTTAATCAACAAGCTGATGCTTATGCTGCATTAATACAAGCTGCTGGGATTTCAATGGCAGAACCTGCTTACCCAAGAATCTTTAGAAAAGGAATGCATAGCAATCCTATATGGCCACCTCCTAGAAGGGGGTATGACTATGTACAATAGCTTAAAGAGTTGGGTTGACATTCCTGTTACTGTAAAGTCTTTTATTAAAAGAAACAGTACTGGAGAACCTATATATGGGGATATAATAAAAACTTTTTGTTACCCTAGGGCACGGGCTGATGTGGCGATGAATCGAAGAGGTGTTGAGGTTAAGTCAAATACCCAGCTTTATATGGATGGTATAGAAAGCATTAAAGAAGAAGATGCAGTAATATTTGAGGATTTTGAGTATATAGTAAAAGCTGTTATAACTTTCTATAGAGCTGGGACTGCTGATATAAAGGTGGTATTTATATGAATGTAGTACTTAACTTTCATTTTGATAAGCGAGAAATAAATAAGTTTGATGCTAGATGTGAAATAGCAATCAAAAAAGTTTTAACGGGTACCAAAAAAGCTACTATAGAAGCTTGTGAAGAAATTCTTAGAATGAGTTTATTAGAAGTACCAGAAGCAACTGGAACACTCGCTGCAAGTGCTTTTTATGAAGTTCGTAAACGTCCTGAAATAAAAAGTTATAAATATGAAGGTAGGGTAGGATATGGTGGAAATGGTGACCCAATAAATCCAAGAACTGGTAAGCCTGCTTCTTACTATATGGTAGCTGTTCATGAAAGACTTGACCAAAGACACGTTAAGGGTAAAGCTAAGTTTCTTGAAGATCCGGTAAGGCGATATGCCGCTACGAACTTTACTAGAACAGTGTTTAAACATGCTAAGAATAGCTTAGCAGATATGAGTACAAGATAAGGAGAAATGAAATGCCTTTATTACAAGCAATAATAGAATATTTTAAGTCAAAAGATTTAGTAGAAGGCGAAGGCATTGATGCTTATAGGGACTTTTCTCCTAATAGCCCTGATGATGTTGTGATTGTATACGAGTACCAAGGTGACCCTAGGGCAGCCTTTGAGCTTATGGTTAATAGATCAGTACAAGTTTCTGTACGAGCTAAAGTTGCCGAAAATGCACGGAAAAAAATAGCGGCTCTTTATAAAAGCTTAATCTCTGAAGAAGAAACACTAGTAGTTAAGTTTACAAGTTCTCGTTGGGGCCAAGTTCATTTAAGAGACCAGCCTCGAATAGTGCATCGTGATGATTCTGGTCGTACAGTTTATGCATTTAATTGTGGAATATCTACTAATATTGATTAAAAGGAGGTAAAAAATGGCTACAAGAATAGGTTGTGATAATTTAGTTTATGCAATAATGACCGCTGAAGATACAGTATCTACTCCGCCTACCTATAGTGTTCCGATTAGAGCACCTGGTGTTATTTCAGTGAATATCAATCCTAATGCATCACAAGAAACTCTATTTGCTGATGATGGTCCTTATGAAACGGCTACTACTTTGGGTTCAATTGATGTTGAAATTAATAAAGCTCAATTGACTTCTCAAAATAAAGCGGATTTACTTGGACATACCATTGATAGCAATGGAGCAGTTGTATTTGCTGGGAATGATATAGCACCATTCGTAGCGATTGGTTTTAGATCGTTGAAATCAAACGGTAATTATCGTTATGTTTGGCTTTACAAAGGCCGCTTTATTGCACCAGAGGATAACAATGAAACTAAGGGAGATTCTATTAACTTCCAGACAGATACAATCTCTGGGCAATTTGTTAAATTAATATATGAATATGTAGTTGCGGGACGACGCTTACAGCCTTGGAAGTATGAACTTGATCAGGATGCTCCTGGTGCTTCTGCTTCATTAATAGCTACTTGGTTTACAAGCGTTAGATTCCCAAGCTAAGAAAGGAGCAAGTAAATGGCACAAGTTTTAACTTTAACTAGGAACCCTAATACTAATCAGATTGTAGCTGCAAAGATTGATTCGTTAATCATTGAAGATTTACGTGGCATAATGCAGAACTTACAAACTGGTGCTTTACAAGCAACAATTACTGCTAATTTTACTGAAGTTACAGTAATTGAAGGTACAGTTGGTCCTATACCTGCACCGCCTATGGTAATTACATTTGCTCCCGGCGTTACCACAGGTACCACCGTAGCTACTATATCTGAAGGACTACCTTCAGGGGCAAGCTTTAAGTATGCTCTTAAAACTAGTAAGGTGCCTACTCCAATGGTAGGGGATAACGCTACAACAGCGCTAGGCACATTAACTACTTATGTTCAGGGCAGTCCGATAACAGCAGATCCAGGAATGGTAGTAGCTATGGCTATTGTAGATGCTGGTGATGGCATCTTAAAATTAACTCAACATACATTGACAGTTGCTGAAGTCGCATCATAAAAATTAGGAGGAATGCTTAATGGCTAATGTAAAGGAAGTACGAAGAAAAGCTATTAAGATTACCTTACTTGATGGCATTGAGAGAACTGTAAAGTTCACCCTCAATGCCATGGCCGAGTTAGAAGAGCGTTATGGAACAGTTGAAAAAGCTTTTGAAGAGCTAGAAGCTAATAGCGTTAAAGCTTTAAGAGCAGTTCTCTGGGCAGGCTTTATAGAAGATGATCCAGACCTTACTGAGCGGCAAGTCGGTAGTCTTATTGATATTACTTATATGAGTGACCTAATGGAGTCTCTTAATGAAGCTTTTAGCAATGATATGCCAGAAGTAAAAGGAACAGAGCTAGTAGCTCAAAAGTCAGCCGAGGTGGCACAGGAGCTAAGTAGTGAAGAAGACCCAAACTAGCTGATCCATTTTTGAAGGATAATTGGGATTGGCCTTATATTTTGTATGTTGGTAGAGCTTGGTTGCAATATACTGAAAAGGAAGTTTGGAGTTTAACTCCAAGAAAATTTAAATCTCAGCTAGAAGTGCATCAGCGAATACAGCAACAAATGTGGGGTAAGCAAAAGCAATCAACTTCTTCAGGAATGGGATATATAGATCAAATACCTGGATGGTAGAAAGGGATGTTATATGTCAGTATTTTCAAACTTAACAGCTAACTTAAATCTAAATATTGCAAATTTTGCAGCTAATTTAAATCAAGCTTCAGGTATGTTAAGTACATTTGCTGCTACATATAATGGTGCCTTAACTGGAAACATACCAGGACAACCACAAAGAAGAGGAGCCTTTAAAGACCCTTGGAGAATTGTTCAAGGTATATTAGTTTCTAAAGTGTTTTATAGTGCTTTTCAAAATATTACTAATGCTACAAGAGCAGTATATGATTTTACAACTCAATTAGAACAATCTCATATTGCTTATAAGCAATTCTTTGGTGATACTACTCTTGTAAACGAATTTGTAAATGTTCTTAAGGACTTCGCCGCTATAACGCCGTTTCAATTCAAAGAAGCGGACCAAGCGGCGAAGCAGTTATTAGCTTATGGTTTTGAGTATCAGAACTTAATGTATGTTATGCAAGGAGTTATGAATGCAGCTGTAGCGATGGGTGACACTTCAAAGATACCTACTATAATAGCTGCTTTAGGACAGATTCAAAACAAGGGCCGAGTAACTGGTAGAGAGCTGCGGCGCTTAGCTGAAGCAAATATTCCAGTATTTGAAATCTTGAATGAGAAGTTAGGTATTACTCAAGAGCAGTTTAAAAATATAGCTAAAGAGTATATTCCAGCAGGTGAAGCTATCAATGCAATAATTGATGGTATAAATGAGCGGTATGGTGCTTTACTATATGAAATGGAAAATACCATAAAGGGCTTAACTGAGCGTATTAAAGATAATGCTATAATGGTTTTTCATGAATTATTTCAGCCTGTAGCATTACAGTACAAAGCTTTTTTAAGGCGTACTGCTGACTTTATGCAAGAATTTAGAGATATTATAGATACCCAAGGTATAGGTGGGCTATTTGAGAGGTTAATTCCAGTAGAGCTACAAAGTACTTTTAGGACATTCTTTGCTAATCTTATTAATATATGGACTATTGCAAAGAATATTCTTGAGTCTGCAAATAGAGTTTTAAGAGGGTTAGTCCTAGGCATTGTTTATATCTTTAATATGATAGCACCAGTAGTAGTTACTGTTGGGCAAATATTTGCTGGTTTATTACAGCTAATAACTAAAAATGAAACTGCTATGAGGCTACTTTCTGCTGTATTGATAGGTGCTTCAATAGCATGGGTAATATTCAGATTAAGAATGATGGGCGCTTTTATAATGGCTAAAATCATTGCTTTAGTAAATGCTCTTACTAAAGCTTTAGCATTTTTAGGCATGATGTTGACACGGCATCCAGTGTTGTTATTCTTTGGGTTATTAGCGGGTGTACTTGTAGGTGTAGCTGTAGCTTCTAGGGATGCTGATAATGCTTTAGCTAACCTATTTAGAAGACTAACTACTTTCCAAGGTGTTGACCCTAATAAACTACTATTACCTTCTCAAAAAGAAAGAGAATCAGACTTAGAAAAGTTTAATAATAGATTAAAAGAAACTAAAGAAGATATGGAAGGTGTTGAAGAAGCTACAAAGAAAGCTAATAAAACCTTACTATCTTTTGATGAAGTATTTAGACTTACTGAACAAGGCATTGGTGATGGACTTGATGAAATGCCATGGGATGATGAGATAATGGCCTTTCCTGGGTTAGATGTAGGAGTTCCAGAGATTCCTGACTTTGAGGAGTTTGCCGCTGGTTATGTAATGGGGCTATGGGAAGCTATAAAAGATAAGTTATTAGCTATGGGCCTGGGGGCGCTCATTGGTGCATTAATAGGTGGATTGTTAGGTGGTCCATTAGGTGCTGCAATTGGTGCATTAATAGGTGGTACTATTGGGTATTTCTGGGAAGAGATAATGGATTATTTAGGCATTGAACCGCCACAGCAAATTGCAATGGGGTTAGCTGCTGCAATTGGTGCTATAATAGGGGGACTATTAGGAGGCCCTGCCGGTGCCGCAATAGGTGCGGCGATAGGTGCTTTGATGTCAGGGCTATCTAGCATGCTTTGGAATAAGCTTGCAGATGTGTTTGGGCTATCTCAAGCAGATGCAAATAGAGCTTCATTTGTAGCTACACTTGGTGGTACAATAGGAGCTATAATCGGTGGATTATTAGGGGGCCCTGTAGGTGCTATAATTGGTGCTGCAATAGGAACTTTAGCTGGTGGACTAACAAGTCTACTTTGGGGAATCTTAGCTAATAAATTTAGGCTAGAAGAAAGAGATGCTGCTAGAGCTTCACTTGGAACAGCAATTGGAATGTCTATAGGGGCTGTAATTGGTGGATTGTTGGGTGGACCCGTCGGCGCTGCAATAGGAGCTACTATAGGAGCTTTTGCTGGTGGTCTGTTAGGGTTATTTTGGGAAAAGATTATACTGTTCTTCCAGACCCCTACAGGTATGGCAGCTGGATGGGGCGCTGCATTAGGCGGCGCTATAGGTCTGTTCTTTGGACCTGTTGGTGGTCTGATTGGATATGCTATTGGTGCTGCTTTAGGTGCCGCAATAGCTTTAATAGTACAAAACTGGGAAACGATCACCACATTCCTTACAACTAACGCTGAAAAGTTAGGAAGATGGTTAGTAGATACTTTCACCCTTTTACATACAAAGCATCAAGAGTTCTTTGCTAAAATAGGGCAGGGCGTATACACATTTGTGACTAGTGTATATAGTTGGTATGTAGAATGGTTCCATAAGATTAAAAACTATTTAGGGACGTGGGCAAAAGATACCGCTTCCTCAATAGCCTATGGCTGGAAGATATTAGACGATATAGTAGTTAAGTGGCTATCAGATATAGATACTAAAGTAGTTACTTTTTTGAAGAAAGCTGTACAAAGCGCTAAAACTTATTCTAGTAATCTTGGTTCTTCAATAGCTTATGGGTGGAGGAAGTTAGATGAAGAGGTAGTTAAATGGCTAGCAAATGTAGATACTAAAATGATTGCATTCTTTAATACTTCTTTACAAGCTGCTAAATTTTACTTTAATAACTTTGTAACTGCGGCGAAGAACTTTGCTTCTAATATGAAAACAGATATTTATGACTGGGCACTGATTGCTGATCGTAATTTAGATGATTTCTTTAAGAGAACTTTACAAAACGCTAAAGTTTATTTTAGTGATTTTATAGCTAATTCAAAGAATTTTGCTTCTACAATGAAAAATGACATTTTTGATTGGGCAGTAATTTTAGGTAGTAATGCTGAAGCTTATTTTAATAAGCTTATTACTAGTTCAAGAAACTTTGCTTCTACAATGAAAAATGACATTTTTGATTGGGCCTTAATCTTAGGTGGTAATGCTAAAGAGTTCTTTAATACTAATTTTGATGATTTTGCAAAATGGCTAGATAGTTTAAGAGTTAAAGCTTCTAATTATTTTGTAGAGACTACTACAAAATGGGTTGAGCATTATAATGCATTAAAAGGTAAAGCTACCCCATGGTTTAATGAGAAAATAGCAGAGTATGCTAGATTCTTTAATGATATAAAAACTAAAGCTTCTGAGTATTTTGTTGAGGCTACTTCTAAATGGATTGAACACTATAATACATTAAAAGGTAAAGCAACTCCTTGGTTTAATGATAAGATAGCAGAGTATGCTAGATTCTTTAATGATATAAAAACTAAAGCTTCTAATTATTTTATGGAAGCTGTTGCACAATGGACTGAGCATTATAATACATTAAAAGGTAAAGCAACTCCTTGGTTTAATGAGAAGATTGCTGATTATACTAATTTCTTTAATAATATAAGGGATAAAGCTAATCAGTTCTTTACAGAAACTGTATCAAAATGGACAGAGCACTATAATATTTTAAAAGACAGTGCCACATCTTGGATTAGTGGAAAAATAACAGAGTATACTACTTTCTTTAGTATGCTAAGAGATAAAGAAACTAATTACTTCACGGAAGCGGCGATGCTGTGGGATAACTACTATAGTAGCTTGAAAGAAAAAACTTTTAATTGGTTTATTGGGAAGATTGCAGAGTATGTTTATTTCTTTAATAGTCTTAAAGAGTCTGCTACATTGTACTTTACTGAGACAATGGTTAGTTGGCTTGAACATTATGCTCTATTAAAGCAGAATGCAAGTGTATTCTTCTCTGAAAACTTTGCATCTTTTTCTATTTGGTTAAGTGGTATAAGAGAAAGAACTCTTTTGTACTTTACAGAGATTGCTCCAAAGTGGGTTGAACATTATAATACATTAAAGCAAAATGCTAGTGTGTTCTTCTCAGAAAATGCTTTCGCCCATCTTACTTGGTTAACTGAAATAAGAGAAAGAGCTACTCAATTTATTGCAGACGTTACCTCAAAATGGGTAACTCATTATAGTGATTTAACTCAGAAATCTTCAAAATTCTATTCTGATATACTTTCTGGTGGGCTAACTTTTTATGGTAGTTTGCAAAATCAAGCTGCTACTTTCTTTTCTAATTTAGGGCCACTTATTACTGGCTTTTTAGCAACAGTTCAATCTAAAATAGAGTCAGGTTTAAATGTTATTAGTAGCAAACTTACTTCTTGGTTTGCACAAAGGCAAGCTGCTATAAGTTCTCACTTAAGTAGAATTATATCAAGTATTGGAACTTTCTTCAGTAATTTGTGGAGCTCACTTAGTAGTTGGCTAAACAATATAAAATCTAAAGTTGATAGTTGGTGGAGAAACTTATGGGCTGGTAAGACAGCTTCTGTATCAGTAAGTGGCGCTGTAAATGCTGGCAGTCTATCAGGAAGAGCAACAGGTGGAATATTTGATCAAGAGCATATAGCAAGATTCGCTGAAGGGAATAAAGCTGAAGCAATAATTCCTCTTGAACATGACAGGGCTATGAGGCCATTTGTAGATGCCGTGGCGACGGGGCTTATAGAAGCTCTAGGCCCAATGTTTGCACAAATGAATACTGGTGGCGGTGGGGAGAATCTACAACCATTATATGTAGGAACTTTAATAGCTGATGATAGGAGCCTTAGAGAATTGGAAAGAAAGATGCAGGTTATAAGGTTAAATGAAGGTGTAAGGAGAGGTTAATATGTCTCAGTTTATAGTTAATGGCATAACAATAAAGAATCCCTCTACTTTTAGAATAGAGCGCTACAATGTTACTAATATGGAACGCTTAGCAAATGCTGATATGGTAGGTGACTTAATAGCTAAGAAAAGAAAGTTCTATTTTACCTATAAAGCTATTAATGCTAGAGAATTAGATAAGATACTAGAAGCTATATGGAATACAGATAAGATTTTTTATCTACTACAATATCCTGAAAGTAGCGCTGTAAGAACAGCAACAGTATATAGTGGCTCTATTCCAACAGATTTACATAGAGCTACTAAAAATTGGGTATGGAAAGATGTCAATTTTAATTTAATTGAGAAATAATTTCAAGCGTTTTAGCGTATAATAAATATAAGGGGGCTTGTAGATGAGACCTGCAGTAGACCAAGATTATAATGAAGCTAGTCGTATGATAGATTTTAAACTTAATATGTACTTCTTCGGCACTGCAGCACCTCCTTTCGAAGTCACTCGAGATAATGTCTTAATAGATGCAGAGATACTTGAAGATGTAGGGCTTAGTGATGATAGTCCACTTACTAATATAACGGTTAATACACTTTCTTTTTCGTTATGGAATATGGATGCAATGTTTTCACCTACTAACTCTGCTAGTCCATTCTATAATAGGATATTACAGGGTGTAGTAATAGATGCATTTATATGCACTTTAGGTGAGACAGAATGGATAAACTTAGGTAGGTTTTATTTAGCTGATTGGCGAGTTGCTGATAACTATGCAAGAATAGATGCTCTATGTTATGACAGAACTTATTTATTTGTTAGTGATCCAGAAGTGCCAAATCTAAGAGTAGTAGAACAAAATACATTAGCTTATTTACAGGAACTAATGAGGGAATTACCATTTGAAAGTCAAACTTTAACCCCAACGCCCTTCTTGTTCCCACTAGAAACAAGAAGGGATTCTTTAAATACATTACTTAATGCTAAAATATTTTCTTCTAATTGTAGAAGAGATGGAGTAATAGAGATAGGTAGGCTACCATTTACAGAGACTTATAGAGTTATTACTGATAATGACCAGATTAAAGATATCACATTGCCACAGCAATTTATAATGCAATATGATGATGCATCAATTCAGTATTATCGCCCAGAACTAATAACTGGGCAAAGTATCTTTACAATGTCTGATATAAGAGTGCTAGAGAACTATACCATTCAAGATGCAGTATTTAGCCCTAGCCCAGTAAGATACATAGAGTCTGTAAATCTTAATGGAAGATTCCATCCAGAGTTTGTATTAAATAATGCTTCTGCAATAAGATTCTCAGGACAGATATTCAATACTGGTGACGACACGATAGACTTCAATATGATGGGCACTATAGTAGATATGCCCACATTTGAGATACATGGCGAGGGGCGCTGTCTTAAAGTAGAGAATGAGTTTATACAAACAGCGCTCAGCGCCGCGGCATACAGGAGATACTTATCTACATATGTAAGGACTAAGATGCAGACTATTGAGCTTAACACTAGAGGAAATCCTCTTATAACATTAGGCTCTACTATACAGGTTGTAAGTGAGCGTTATGGCCTTGACTTTAGAGGAATAGTAGTTATAAACAAAATGAGATATGATGGAGGTCTAAGTGCTCATTTAACTTTACTAAATGTATTAGCAATAGGAGGTGCCTAGTGTGAATATTCTTCCAACACTCAGCACTAGGTGGTCCGGTGTTAATTTTACAATGTCACAGTTATCTTTTGAATTTGTGGCACCAGGCTATGCTGAAGCACAAATAACAATTGATGAAGTAGCATCATTAATAGATACCGCTATAGTAAGATGTGTAATAGAGCCACAGCAATCTGGATATGATGCTGAAGTGGTGCTAACCTTAAGAATAAAAGCAGTTGAAGTAGAAGATGTAATTTATTGCTTCTTAGTAAATAATAGAGGCGGGTTCTGTGAAATACCAATAAGATTACCAGTAGGATTCTATGATAGTTTTGATGTAATTATAGATGCTAAAACACCATGCTTTATTCAACGTTTAAGTGTTGAAATGATTACACAAGATATAGAAACTATTATTAATGAATTACGTCAAAATATACCTAGAATAGTAGCTGACTATAACACTCATGATATAGAGATAGATCACTATGAAACCACTGTAGCATTAATCACTGCTACACTACTAAGAAGAATTGATGCTGCAGGTTATGTAGCATTATCTTATGAGACACCTGGCTCAGCAAGAGTCGTTTTTAGAATGTACGATGACAGGCATAAGGCATTGTTCTCTCCAATAATAGAAAATGTTGGGCCGGGTAAACACTCATTTGGTTTTCCACACACCTACTTAAAAAGCAATGCTGGGTTCCACAACTTCTATGTGACGATGCAATGTGAAGTTGGAGCAGCACTAGTAGATACACGGTCAGTTATCTACTTTATAGATGCGGCACATTTAGCTATAAGAGAATTAGATACAGGAACCGAGATTCATGACTTTACAGCACGAACAATGCCGCAGCGCCCAGATCCATCAGTCTTTTACACTATAGGAATGTTTCAAGATAATGCAATGGTAAGACACGCCTATCCTACTACTATAGGGATAACTGAATGGACAAGTGACTTTATGATACAGAATGTATCAGAAGTAGCTATAGAGTTTAATGCTCAATGGTTCGCTACAGCAGATGGTAGACGGTATATAACAGATGAATTTCCACATATATGTTATATAGATAAAACTGGCGATCTTTATATACAGCATTTTCAAAGTTCATCTACTAGAATTTTATTAGCATCTAATGCTACTAAAGTGGCGATGCTAAGAGGGTGGCTCTACCAGGATGCTGCAGTTATAAATGATGTAGGGTTACTTGTAGCTTACATTAAGACTGATGGTAACGCCTATTATAGAAGGTTCTTTAATAATGCAGGAACATTTATATGGGAAAATGAGCAGGTACTTCCCTTTAGTGTTGCAGCTATAAGACCATTTAAGACTATTACAATAAACAGAGTTAATGACTTTAGGGTAGTGTTTTCAGTAACAGATGATGATGGATTTGGGTTCTCATTACTTACCAGAAGGTACTATCAAGCTAATAGTGTAGAAAATGTAAATATCTTTACATTCTGTGAGCTTGATGTAACTTTAGCAAGCCCAATGGATCCACAGATAGTAGCTATACATCCATCAGAAGATAACGATTATGAGACAATAGTGTACTTTAATGAATCAATGGTATCAGCTGAATGGGATATGGTAAATTGGCAACCATTACCACCACTAGTAGGTCTACAGGGTAGAATGGCTATAAGGGATAGTCAAAATAGATTAAGAACTGTTTCTGCAACACGGCCATTAGATATTACTAATACAGCAATGGTATTAACTCATACAGCGTATTTACCAGATAGTCATGGTACAGGACAATTTATACTAAATGCTCAAACTCCTCATAATATATTTTTATGGGCAGAAAATAATGGAGCAAAGTTCCCATTACCAGGCGGTACTTATAATTTTGTAATTCCAGACACCGCGGCGAGGTTAAGTGGCTATTTATCAGAACGTGTAGAAGCAACTAGTAATTTAAATGTAGCATTATACTTAGTAGGAGATTACTCTGCTTATCATAAAGAAAATGTAGAAGCAACTTGTACCTTAAATATTGCTTTACCTATGGTAACTTATAAGAATGGATATACATCAGAGAACTTAGAGGCCTCTTGTATATTGAATGTTGGATTATTGCATGTAGGAACTGTACCACTATAAGGAGGATATAATGGATAGACATATGGATATAGGAATTCACAATAGATTTGATATAGTAGTAACTGATGCTATAACTGGAGAAGTTAAGCAACATGTTACTAGCTATAATATAATCTTAACTGCTTTATATACAAGACTAGTAGGTAGACTTGCTTTTTTCTCTCATATTCATTTTGGTACAGGAACTGGAGTACTAAATCCAGGTAGAACCTCTTTGTTTACTTTCTTAGGAGAAAAAGCTGTAGTACTATCTTCTAGAGTTAGAGACTTTCCTATATCTTCAGTAACTTATAGAATAGTACTTAACCCTGAAGAGTATGTTGGTGCGGTCATTTCTGAGGTAGGTATTGCTTATGGTTCAGCTTCTGGAAACTTAGTTACCCATTCATTATTACAAGATAGTGAAGGCAACACTATCACTATCACTAAAACGTCTCTTGATGTTGTAACTATTTATGCAACAGTCTTTAGTAGATATGCAATGGGTAACAATATGAGATTAACTAGAGTATCTACTAACACTTTAGTAAATTATCTTACTCAAGCTACATCTGCAATTAATACTACAACTTTTAATGGTGCAGTAGGTATCATAAATTTTGATATCTCTAATGAACCAATATGGGCTTCTGATGGAAATACCTCTGGGTCAATACTTAGTTCTGAGGGTACTGCCATTACTATAGATTTTGACAATTTTCAAGGAATACAAAGGGTTAGTGCCATAGCCTTAACAACACCAGCAGGGTCAGGTAACACTATAACATTTCCAACTTTACGTTTTCAAACAACTCAAGCTAATGTTAATGTAAGAGAAGCTGCAATAATAGGCTTATTTAATGTAGGGCTACCTAATACTCAATATACAGGTACCCAATATAATAACATAATAATTGGAAATGACAATGTACAAATGCTACCTTCTAAATTTATAGATCCATTATCAGTTGTAGTAACTGTAAATAATACACCTAGAGCATCCACAGTTGCACAATTTCCTGATGTTTTTACTACAACTACAGACGGTATTCCAATAACTGAAGAGCAAAGAGCATGTGCTGCTACTAAAAATGGGCAATATTTATTAATAGATAGTTTACCTTATAAAGTTAGACAAACTGGAAAGCCTATAAAGGTAGAGCCATTAACAGTAGATGTACCGCATACAGTTCCTAGGTTAGCTGTAGTAACAAATAATTATCTTGCTGCTGGGCGAGTGGCGTGGCACCCAAATAATGACTTATATGTTCTTACAAATGATGTATCGCCATTTATTCATACTTATATGTTTACAGAATTAAATGGTGGTATTTATACAAATACTATGGATATTAATCCAACCTCTAGAGTATATGCAGCATGTTGGACTCCAAATGGTCAATACCTAATTGCAATGACTTCAACAGGTTTAATAGCCTATCAAAGAAATGGTAATATTTTAAATCAAGTTACTACCTTGTTTGATATAAATCCTAGTTCATTAACTATTGGTGTAAATGATATTACAATTTCAGATAATGGGCTATGGTTAGTGATTAGTCAATGGGGTGCTGCGGCGCTTATTTATCAGTGGAATGGCACTCAATTTATACAACAAACTGGACTACCTACTGGTGGAACAGGTGGAGCGGCTAATAGAGCAGTTACTATTTCTCCAGATAGCAACTTAATAATAGGAACTATAACTGCTAGTGCTACTATCTTATATCATAAAATATACAGACGGTCAGGTACTACTTGGACTTTTGAGTATGAACATGCTACAACAATGGGTAGTACCCAAGATAGCATACAACCTACTCAAGCTGTTTTTAATAATGCTTCTAATTTAGCTATAGTAGCTAATAGTAATACTGCAAGTGCTGCTCGTACTGAGTGTTATAGTCCTGTACTTTTTATGTATAGAAATAATCAATGGTTTTCTACCCATTTAATGGTGGCTTATTTTACTACCTCTGCTTGCTTTGTTGGAGGGCACGCTAATTGCTTTTTAGCTTTACCAAGTAGGGCTTCTAATATAAGAGTGCTTACTCAAGGAATTGTTCCTAATACTTATACTCAAGTAACTATTAGTGGAAGCATAGATCCATTAGATGTAGTTAGAGTATCTTATTTTGTTAATGGTATCCATAAAACTGATCAATATGTTTTGGACCTTAATGCAACAATTTCATTTGGAGGATTCTAGTAGATGCCTTTAGACTTTGAACACCAAATACCTCATGGGTTAATATGGAAGCCAGTGATGGGGCACGAACCTACTAATGATTTGTGGCTATATGGTATAGATGAGAGCACTGCTCAATTAATGAACAAGCTAACTTATCCTTTTGAAGGTAACTATACTGGTATAATCTTTGAAGACCACCCAGCAATGGTTACAGTGCGGCAGCTAAGAAACTTTGGAATAAAACACTTACCAGCATTTGGCGCTATGGCATTTTACACATTGCAACATATACCACATAGCTTTATACTTAGTCCAATACATAGAAGAGAGCGCCGCGGCACAGTGCCACAAGTTACCTATTCAGTAAGTGGAAATATAATAACATTCACCATATCGCCAAATGAGGACATATATGAGTGTTATAGAATAGAGCTACAACAATCTTACTTCATACAAGAAAAAATTGTTTATGGAATAGATGGAGTAGCGGTAGTAGATATACCTACTAGCTTTTCTGGTGTAATAATTGCACTAGTGACAGGCTATAGCGAGGAAATCTCCATAGCAAGTGAGACATGGCAAGCGCTTATCACTATAGGACCCAGCCCTTCGCCTGGCAAGTACCTTGCAATGGACGCCATTTCAGGAGAGTTGCTAGTAGATAATGAGACTGGTGAACTTTTACTGTGGAAGGAGGATGCTGATGAGTGAACCTGCAGCAATAATTGAACAGATTGGTGGCGCTACACAGAATGATTTAATTCACTTTTTTATTGTGGTGCTAATAGGTCTTTTGGTTATTTTCTTACCTATCTATTATCTTATGTCTAAGAACAATAGAGCAAAAGAAGAAGCAGAGCAAGAACGCCTTAGGATTTATATGGAACGAGAGCAACATCTACTAACAGTAGTCTCTACTAATACAGAAGCACTTGTAGGTATAAAAGCAACACAAGAGATAGCCCTTAATAATCTTCGAGTCTCTATTGAAGCAAATAATGTTGCTTTATCTAAAGATATTGATAAGCTCTATACTAGATTAGACTACATAAACGTCTCTAGTTCAGCTCTAGCTCATAACTCTGAGCATATCTTAGAACTGTTAAGAGCTGCAATGACTAATCATAATATCATTAAAAGCATGATTGCGGATATACAGAAAGGAATAGGATAATGACAAAGTCGCATATAGTTGTTCATCACAGCGCCACTCCTGATAATCTTGTTCTTAGAGATTTTGATGCCATAAGGCGGTACCATATGTCTAAAGGATGGCGGAATATTGGGTATCATTGGGTAGTCGAATATGTTAACAATGTTCTTCAAGCAATACAAGGTAGACAAGAATGGGAAACTGGTGCACATTGTATACCACGTAATCATGATAGTATTGGGATTTGTGTGGTAGGTAACTTTGACGTTGAAAAGCCATCAGATAAACTGTACCGCTTCACTGCTGATTTATGTAGACGTATAATGAATCGACACCCTATTGAATTAGTAAGTGATCATCGCCGCTGGGACGCAACAGCATGCCCAGGTAGGAACTTTGATATGAGTATACTTCTAAAATACATACTTGAAAGCGAGGTAATACCTATGCCAACTATTAAAATCATTGTTAAAGGAAAGGAAATCGACGGTAAACTCATCGGAGACAAAACATACGTACCATTAAGAGAGCTTGTAGATACCCTGAACAACGAAATAATATGGGATTCAAAGGCTAATACGGTTATTATTAAATGATTGATTCTACTTGGTTCTTAAGTCTTTTCTTTGGGGTATTACCACAAGCTCTTTTCTGTACATTAATGCTTATTTTTATGAAAGACTTAAAGGAGAAACAGTTCCTATTATTTATAGTAATTTTTATCTTATTTATAGCTTGTATTATTACTATTAGGCATAATCTTCTTCTTTATACTTTATTTTGTTTACTTGTATTTGGTGCCTTAAAGCTACTATATGGTAGCATGACTTATTGGCTTGATGCAATTTGTATTTTAATGATAATGACAATAGTTCTATTAATTTCTTTAGTTTATTTTGTTTTTATTCCAAATTACTGGACAGCTCTTTATATGACACAGCTTACACTTTTAGCCCTACCTTTTATGCTAAAGCAACTCTTACACAAATTCTATAATTGGTATTGTAGAATTTGGAACATAGGGGGTAGCAAAAAAGTTAAGTCTATTACAGTAAGAAATGTAAGTATCATACTATTTAACTTAGCTATAGTAGCTACAAATTATGCTATCGTTTACTTTCTTACTCAGTAAGGAGGTGGAAAAATGTATTCTTGGGTATTCTTTTGTGATACCGAGGGAGGTGAATAATTAATGGGTGAATATAAGCTTTTGCCAACCATTTTATTCAATCTCGTGGAGACAGCTTTAGTCTGTCTCCTCGGGTACCTACTAGGTTTAGATTGGCAAAGCATATTGGTTGTACTTTTATCTTTTACAGTAGTTAGAATGACTATTAAAAAGGCAAAGCACTTTAAGAGCTGGCAGAAGTGTTTAATATGGACCACGGCGATGTTTTGTTCTTTGTTTTTAGTCTGTAGTATAGATTTATTCCTAAGTGTATTACTAAGTGCTTTCGCGGCAATTATAATCAGCGGACATGCTGATATAGTAGATGCCTACCAATGGTCGCCGCATATTGAAAGAAAGCACCGCCTTCGAGCAATCAAAACGTTAGATGAATTTGAACTAGTAGTTTCACAAGCGCTACTTAAACCTAAGTATCGAATTCTACTGCGATACCTTTATCGAGATGACTACTCTCTATCCCAAGCGGCAGAGGCGCTGGGCGTAGAATATCCAACAGTTAAAGCTTGGCACGGCGAGGCGTTAGCTAAGCTCTTTTAATAAAGTAACCTTTTAGTATCGTTTGTGTACACACATAAGCGGTACTTTTTATTTTATAATATTAATATGTATGCATACATAAAATATTATAAATAGGAGGTTATAAGGATGTCTTGGCAGAATTTTGACATTTCAGGTGGAATGCCTGGTGGCTATGGTTGGGGCGGCGGTAATATATTCGGCGGAGCAACCGGCGGCGCTTTTCTAGGCGGATTAGCTGGTGGACTTGTAGGTGACGCTCTCTTTCCAGGACGTGGACATGGCAGAGGTTGTGGATGTGGTTGTGACGGTGGAGAAAAAGTAATTCAAGTTAACAATCCTGGACACGGTTACGGACATGGCTATGGTGGTCACTGGGGCGATGGATTGCTCTTTAAAGAAATATCTGATGATAGACGTGAACAAGTTCAACAGACTGTAACTCTACAGCAAGACCTATTTGGAATCCAACGTGACATACTTGAACGTCATTGCGGACAGCTCGCCGCAGCATTTGGCCTACAAAAAGATGTACTCCTCGGAAACACTCAACTACTAGCGGCTATTAAAGATTGCTGCTGCAATACTCAACACGGCCTACTTGAAAACCGCTACCTCACCGAAAAAGAAATCTGTGCGCTATCCCGTCAAGTAGCAGAGTGCTGCTGCGAAACTAATTTAAATATCACTAGAATGGGTTATGAAGCTCAGTTACGTGAACAAGCTAACTTTGGTGCCATTATGAAAGAGCTTGCTGAAGTTAAGTGTGCTGTTAAAGATACTGAGTCTAACGCTATTATGAGAGAACAAGCTGCAAGAATTGCTTCTTTAGAGGGCCAGCTCAATAAGAATGAAATCATAGCTGCTATGAAACCTGTCGCTCCAGTCCCTGCCTACATTCAGCAAAATCCTTTTGAAAACTTTATACCTAGAGTAAGAGTTGCTTCTGAGAGCCATTGCTGGAGTGGAGCTAACCAATAATAGTTATTCTTGTAGGTATCGGCTGCCTTAAAAGCTAGTAAGGAGTGACCAAAATGATTAAGTACTTAAGAGCTAGAAATATAACAGTTACATTAGGAACTAAGTTTGTTATTGAAACTAATATAATGCCATTGGAAGAGAGAGCCATATATCTACTAACTATAGGGACGGCCTTCCCAGCCTTCGTTGGGACTGAAGCTGTAAGTTTATTAATCAATGGTAAAGAGTATCCGTTGATTGACAACTTTGGAGATATAGTAGTAGCTGGAAAACTTAGAAGTGGAAGATTCATAGGATGTGGAAATATCGAGACTTCTAAGTATCGCTTGGGGTTCGGCGCCAATGGGCTGCCGTCAGCTGTTGCACACTTTGTAGTGTTCTGTGGCCTAAAGCATATGACCTACAATGGTGCTGCAGGTTCCGATGATAATATCACCCCAGTGCCTTAACATGACAATCATGCAGAGGCGGCTCAGCGCCGCCTCTAGCCTAATTTGAAAGGAGTTCGTTAGTAGATGAACGGACAACAACCACAGTTACAATTCACACCTGACTTAGTATACAACCTCATAGCAAGTAGCCCACAAGGAAGGTCATTTGTAGAGAACCTAGCAAAAATGGCCCAACTACAGCAAGGTCTACAGCAATTTGCACCACAACTTCAGCAGTTTACTCAAAATCCAGTACAAGCAATATCAGAACTTGGACAGTGGGCCCAGAGTGCTGCTCAATATCATCAACCGCAACCTGAGGTACAACCAGTACAACAGCAGGGAGGTGCAGGAATGCTGGGTATGGTATCAGAAGTAATTAACAAATTTGAAGTTACTCTTCATAGAATAGAACAATCCGTGAATGCTATGAGTGAAGCTAATAACCAGATAGTAGCTCAAGTGGCTGCACTTGTCGAAGAAAGTAAAGTACTTACTTGTGAATTAGCAGAGGTGAGAAGCGATGTTCAAAAACTCGCCAAACCATCAGCCATTGCAGTGGCCAAGTGATAAGGATATAGCCATTGCTAATTTTAATGCAACCCTTTTTAATGCTGGAGTTAACTTTTTTATATTAAGTTGCATCCAAGAACAGCTTGCACTTAACAGAAAATCAGTAGAACAAAACGCCAAATTTCACGCCGAAGTGATAAAATTATTGAAGGAGAGATAGTAGATGCATAAGGAATACACCCACCCAGCGCCTTATAGCCCTGATTATGACTATTTAACTGGTATGCACAAAGCCCACGATCATATAAAATCTTTAACAAAGCAAGGACCTCACCATGGACAAGCTCAACATCTTGGTGGAATGGCCTCTTATCATGACCATCTACAAGAACTTCATCATGGAGAAGGCCATGCTGTGAAGAAAGAGCTAAAGCGAGTTATTGATTACTTGTACTACTATAGCATGACAAGCCACAGCATCTATTTGTTTTTAGCTGAGGATGCTATGATGCATGTACGACAACTTGAGCTTGCAATACATGACCCTGAAGAGAAAAAACATGTGGCCTATTTCATTGAGAGTGTTGCAGAGTATATGGGCTCGCTAAAATCTACTAAGGGTGATCAGACACATACACATCATAAAGTAAATTTATAGGAGGTGCAGCATGAATCTTGAAGCTCAACCTCTAATCCAAAGAGCCCTAAACCTCTTTGAGGCTAGCGCCACATGGAATCGTAAGGCAGCATTGAAAGCTCATAAATGTGGTCTGCAAGGTGAAAAACGCCGCCTCCGCTACTTGTATAGGAAGGCAGGTAATATAGTAGATAGACTCGTCCATGAAATATGGGATATGTATAAGATTGAGATGAATCCAATGGATGGTTCAATTGATGTGTCGCATCTTGTAGATACCAAGTCAACGCTACAGGGCATTATATCTACTATGTGGAAGGTCTACAACGAGGCACACCAAGTTGCAAATGAGTTGGTAGTAGCTAAACTTCGCCCCATTGCTCAATCCATCTATCATTATACTGATTGCCTATATGAGATACTTGGCGAACTGCAACGAGCACAGTTTGAGTATGAGCTAGCTAACTACGAATATCATCATATTTCCCGCTACCAAGTGTCATACTTTAATGTGCATGATGAGTACGAAAGGCGTGAAGAAGAACAGGGATACAAAGACCCAAAACCGCACTAAGAATTTTCCCCTTCCCTTCCTTATTATATAAGGGAGGGTTCTTTTTTCTTTATTTAAATTATTTTACTTGTTACACGTCCGTAAAATTTCCCCTTAGTTACCCCTTAGAAAAGTATTACGAACTAGTAGTAAGTAAGAAATTAGCCTTAGAATTAAATTTACGGTTAATATTCTCCTTTATAAATTATTATAATATAATAAAATAAAGGAGGTGAGAAAATGAGGCGGTGCAAATGGACCTTTGCCATGTTCATATTGGTATTGGTAATGGTCGTATACTCAATGATTGCAACGAGTACGGTTATCTACCAGTTTTATACTAAAAATATGAAGGAGGTACAGGAATGCGGTATGTAGTTGTAATATTTTTAATGTTTATGGCTGTCTTTTTAGTTATTGATAATATGGAGGCTAGAGTTCCTATTGAAGAACCAGTGAGTGTCGCGGCGCCACCGGAACAAGTCAAGGAGGAAGAGCAAGAAGCTTGTAGATATTACGATGCACTTCCAATAGGGCCTGAACTACAAGGGTTTATTTATGACACTTGTGAAGAGTATGGCATTGCGGAATACTTTGAAGTAGTGCTTGGTATTATATGGCATGAGAGCCACTTTAGACCGGACTTGATAAGCTCTACTAATGATTATGGATATATGCAGATTAATAGTGCTAATCACAGATACTTAAGAAACATGCTAGGCATTACAGATTTTTTAGATCCATTACAGAATATCCAAGGCGGGATACACCTACTATCTTATGACTTCCACATGTATGACGACGATGTGCATAGGGTGCTAACAAGTTATAATATGGGTAGCGTCGCAGCGTCGAAGCATTGGAAGGAGGGCTTTACAGCTACTAGATATTCTCGTTGTGTCATGGAGCACGTCGAAAAGATAAAGCAGAATATCTACGACGGTTCACCTTAGTTTCTTAATTTTCTTAACTTTCTCAATAATCTCAACTTTCTTAACCTAGGGGAGGCCCGGAGGCTCTACTAAAATTTTTCTCCCTTCCCTAAAAAAATTTAAAAAAAATTTTTTCCCAGGGACTTTTTCTACTAAGAAAGTTAAGAAAGTTGAGATTATTGAGAAAGTTGAGATACTGAGAAAAAGTAAGAAGTAAGAAGTAGAAAAGAAAGAATAATTTTATTTAAAATAATGCTCTAATTTTCTTTCTTATATAGTATAATATAAATATAATATAAATTATTTGAAAGGGGAATATATCTTATGCCAAAAACATTTCAAGTCGAAGTACAAGTACCTGAAGGATTAACAGCGGGTGACATCTTTAGAGTCGAAGTAGAGCTCCCTACACCACAGTCTAGAGGTGGAGGTTCACAAGCAGGGCAGCGGGGCCGCAATGCTGGAATACCTTTAGAAGAAATGACAATTGAGGAACTAAAAAGAGAAATTACTAATGCAAATTCAGTTCTTTATAAGGCTAAGCTACGAGGCGCTGCAGATGAAGTTATTGAAAGAAATCAAGCCAGAGTAGATGCTGTTAAAGCGGAAAAGGAAAGACGTACTGCAATGGCTAACGTTGCCGCTGTTCTAAATGATGAAATCGACCATACTCCTTTAAATGGTTTTGATGAAGCGCCAGCATTAAACGATGAAATCTAACAATTCTTTCCTCCTTTATTTTTATCCAATGCATAGTTGGGGTCTATGCATTGGTTTAAAAGGGTCCTACTGCATATAGACGTCCTCCTTTTATGATATAGAGTACCTTAAATAGGACCCTTTTTAACCAATTATGCCTGTAACCTATGGCGCTGCATCTATTAGATGTATAGGAAGGTCCTCTTATGGAAGGACGCCACTCAACATAAGAGTCGAAGCTGGGGACCGGACCTGAGCGGCGATGGCACCGTCGAGCACCCCACATGATATGCCGCTAGCGAGGACTTAAGTCCTCGCTAATATTGTATCTGTAATTCTTAAAAGGCGGGTGACACTGAAATAATGAAGAATACTATTAAGGTATCTACTAGCTATATAAAGATGACTGGAATTAACCAACAAGAGCTAGTAGATTTTTACCCCATACATACAAATAGAAGTAAGACTGAATTCTTAATGTCTGCTCATAAGCTGCCAGAGATATTAGAGAAATTTCGAGGTATCACTAGAGATAAAATAGACACCTTGCCGCCTGTTATTTATGATGCATACATGAAAGAAATAGTAGCTAGGGACACCATTGCTGACTTAAGGCAGAATGGGCCTAAGCATTCTTGTAGTGTCACCCCAACCTTAACGCTTAAGCCACACCAACAAATAGGAAGAGAGATAGCCAGTGTACGGGACAGGTACGCCTTCTTTTATGACACTAGAACTGGTAAGACACCGTTAGGGCTGTCTATAATGTATGACGATATAGTAGCTAATCCCTCACATCAGTGGCTTGTGATATGTCCATTGATTCTTATTGAGAATGCTTGGCTAGAAGATAGCAATAGGTTTATACCTGACTGTCCTATTATGAATTGTTGGGCTACTACAGCTGCTAAGAGAATAAAACTTATTAAGTCTGATGCTAATATCTACATCACTAATACAGAATCTTTTGCAAAGTATAGAAAGTACTTTGATGAGATAGGACTGCATGGAGTCTTCTTAGATGAGTCCTCGGCGATGAAGAGCTACAAGTCTGAGATTTCTAAGACGCTAGTTGACTTTTCGCACACTGTTCAAAAGTTTTATCTTCTTAGCGGCGCCCCAGCACCCAATGGTGAGTGGGAGTACTTCATGCAGATGAGAGCTATTGACTACTATTGCATGCCGCAGTCTAACACCCAATTTGAACAGCGCTATTTCATTAATATAAGTTATGACCCACAGTATAAAAAGTTAGTAGTTAGACCGGACCGGCAAGAAGAACTACTAGCTATTATTAAAGACCATGCTATGTATGTGGATAAAGAAGACGTGCTGGACACGCCAGGTAGAACCTTTATAGAGTATACTATAGATGTACCTGAACAATTGGCTAAGCACTATAAAAAGTTAAGAAGAGAGTTGTATGTGGAACTACAAAATGACTTTCATATTACAGCGCCAAGTGCCGCTGCGGTACTGAATAAATTGAATCAAGTAACTAGTGGATTTATAATAGATACTAGTGCTAAGAAGCATAATAAGTATAACGATGAACAATTAAAAGAGTGGTATCTACTAGATACTTATAGGTTTGATGAACTAGATGCACTGCTTGCAAGAATCGGCGATGAGCAAGTAATAATCTGGGCTAACTACCATATTGAGTTTGAGATAATCTCTGAACGATTTAAAGAGCAAGGTAAGACATTTGGTTGCATCTATGGTAAAACAGACATCCAATTAAAGAACGAACACCTTCGGGCGTTTAAAGATGGGCGTATACAATACCTAGTAGCTAACCCAGCCTCTGCTGATAAAGGGCTGACATTGACTAATTGCCATACAGTAGTTTATTTTAGTCTTAATTATTCATATGAATTATTTAAGCAAAGTGCAGAACGAATCTATGGTGATAAGTCAATTCAGCCTTATCATTGTACCTACTATATTATGATGGCTGCGGGTTCAATAAATGAAATAATTTATAATGATGTTTTACAAGGAAAAAGTCAAGCTAGCATAGCTATACTAAATCATTTAAAAAGGAGTGTAAACGATGTTCTTGAAGAGTATTAATGTGACAAATCCACGGAATGTATTAATGCAGATTCCATCTCTCATAGTTAGGAATTGGGATTTAAAGAAAGGAGATACTTTGCATGTCTTCTTCGAAAATGACGAAATTGTTATTAGACAAACAGTACAATCGGGAAGACCAATTGATGGCGAAAGTAGTAGAGTGGCTGGAAGCTAGACAAAATGAAGGAATTAAAGCTTTTAAAGTGAGAGACAGATTCAATAAAGGTTACTCTGACTTATTCATTTGTGTTAGAGGTTATTTAATAGTAGCAGAACTAAAGGCAGCAAAAGAAACTGCTAAGCCACACCAACTACAATTTATAGAAAGTATAAGGAAAGCCGGAGGTATTGGTGGAGTATGTAAGTCATTAGGTGATGTACAAAAACTTATAGAGGAGGTTGAAAATCGTGAGCCCAGTAGAGAACTTAATTGATTCTAATCAAGGGTTGGTATGGAAGCAACTACATAAGTTCAATTTAGTAGGTAATTCTGATGCTCAATCCATTGGATTAGAGGCCCTTTGGAAGGCGGCAGAGACATATGATGAGTATAAGCAGTATACCTTTAGTACTTATGCTACAGTGTGTATCTACAATGCTTTAGGTTCTTTTATTCGTGCTACTAAAGCTAATAATAAACTTGAAATAGTTTCTTATAATGTTTTAAGTGACAATGGGGAAGGAGGGGAGTACTTAGATTATCTAAGTTCTGCAACAGATAATGTAGAAGAAGCTTATATTATAAATGAAAGTATAGCAGAACTTAATAAGATAATGGACATTGTTACTAAAAACTTTGGTAAGAAACAGCAAGTTATTATTAACTATTGGCGGGAGCATAGCTTCACCGCCCCGACAGGCGAGATTGCTTCTGTCATAGGAGTATCACAATCTTATGTTAGTTCAACAATATCAACATTTAAAAACAAATTAAGAGCAAAAATTGAAACGGAGGTACCAATATATGCTTGAAAGCAAAGTAGCTGAAGTGTTACATCTAGTAAAAAACATTAGTAGTACTATTGAGAAATCATTAGTGCTACATAAAAACAAAGACTTAGAAGGATTAAAGGAGGTCCTTCATTTTATCTACAACCCTTATGTTAAGTCTGGCATCTCTAAAGCCAAGTTCCTAAAAGCCTTAGATTTAAAGGTAGAAGTCAATGAAAGATGGGATACCTTTGCAATTATTAACTTCTTAAGCAATAACCAGACTGGCTCATATGCCTCATTAATAGCAGTAGCAAAATATATTAAGTGTATGAAGGCAGCAGAGTCAGCATTAGTAGATTGGTTAGCTGAAGGTATAGTGACTCAGGAACTTAAAATTGGTGCAGATGTTAAGACACTCAATAGTGTGTTTGGTGCAAACTTTATACCTGTAGTTGGATGTATGTTAGGTACTGATATTAGCAAGGTAAAGCTTGATGGTTCTATGTGGCCAATGATAGTTACTGAAAAGTTTGATGGTACTCGTAGAATTCTTATAAAGCAAGGCAACTCTTGTAGATTCTTTAGTAGGTCTGGAATAGAAGATACAGGTCTTATAGAGATTGAACAGGAAGCACAGCATCTACCAAATAATACAGTCTTCGATGGTGAACTACTAGCTGTTGGTATGTACGAGGACTCTATAGCGCTGCGGCAAGCGACTAACTCTATAGCAAATAGCAAGGGTGCTAAGCTTGGAGTAATCTTTAACATCTTTGATGTACTACCAGTTGACGAGTTCTTTGCTGGTAAGTCCACAGCACCAGCTTATCAACGTAAAGCTTACCTAGCGGCGCTGTTTAAAGACGATGGTTTATCTTACTTAGTAGATAACAATCAAGACACAATACACTCTATGTTTAGAGCAATAGGTATAGATCACAATTTTCAGTTCATTCAAGCTGTGCCTATACTTGGGGTAGTTCGTAACATGGATGAAGTGACGCCTATAATCAGCGAGATATGGAAGCTAGATGGCGAAGGAGTGATGCTAAATACCTATGGTGGCTTATATGAGGTTAAGCGCTCTAAGAATCTACTAAAGGTTAAGTACACTGAAGACCATGAACTACAAGTTATAGATATGGTAGAGGGCCAAGGTAAGTTCGAGGGCATGCTTGGAGCACTAATTGTAGACTACAAAGGTAATAGACTGGGTGTTGGGTCTGGCTTTGATGAATCGACACGGCGCCACGTGTGGGACAACCAAAGCGACTACATAGGCAAGATAGTAGATATAGAAACATTCGGCGAGTCAAAGAATAGCTTAGGTGAAGTGTCATTGAATTGCCCAATATTTAAAGGATTTGTATAAAGGAGGTTTAAAAATGTTCGTAAGACCGTGCTTAGTTAAAGGAAAACAAGCACTGTTTCATACTTGGGAACAATTTGCTAATATTATAGCTCCTAGCTTAGCAAGAGGAGGGCAGGGCGGAGGCCAGGTAGCATGGGTAAATGGAATCGTAGAGTATGAAGATGGAACGATAGAGCAAGTAGCACCAACAGACATAAAGTTTGTAGATATCTCTGGAGGTGAGGCTAATGCTAAGAATTAGTATTGATGGGGCGTGTCGGCGTAATGGCCAACCAGACTGCATTTCTGCAGGAGGAATATTTGTACAGCACTTTGATGAAGATGGACAAGTACTACAAACAGTTATCCAAAGTAACTTTGAGCACAAGTCCACAAATCAGCGAGGTGAACTACTAGCTTTGTTGAAGGCGCTGGACTACATTTGGGAAGCTCAAATGGATGCTCATATCGTGACAGACTCAGAGTATCTGTTTAAGACAATGACTAAAGATTGGCTGTACACTTGGGAAAAGAAGGGCTGGATAAATGCTCTAAATGAGCCAGTTAAAAATATTGACTTATTGCAAGAGGTTCTACGGATGTACAATGCTTGTACAGAGTTCGGCATAGAGATTGTGTTCTATCATATTAAAGGACATGTCATACCATTTGGCAAGGTAACCGCCAGAAAGCTACTAGAGTCTGACATCACCGGGATCGCCCTGTACGAGGCGATCCAGAAGAAGTTAGCAACAATAGTAGATACTTTTGGGATACCAGCATTAGCACTTGAGCTCTCTGAAAAGAATAATGGACAATTGCCAGAGTCGATTTTAAAGGAGTTTATAGTTACTAATTTAATCGCTGATGCAGCGGCGACGAAGTGTGTGGAAGCTGCTGACAGTAAGAGAAAAATGGTTTTACAGCCGCTAAGTAGTAAAGTATAATAAAGAAAAAAGGAGGAAAATGAAATGACTGAAGAGTTAATGAAATTTGAAACAGAGGTATTAGGATTCGAGGATGATGATGCAGCGGATATGATTATCCCTAGGGTTAAGGTGATTCAAACCTTAAGCCCAGAGCGTAAGGACAAGGAAGCTGAGGAAGGAGACATAATAAACTCTCTAACCAAAGAGAAGCTTAATGGTAAGACTTTTATTCCTGTCTTTAAGTTCAACAACAATATTTGGTGGAGAGATCGTGCTGATGGCGGTGGGATACTGTGTATTTCTAGGGATGGTAAAGTTGGCGATGAGAATGGTATTACATTACTATGTGCTTCATGTAAGAAAAATGAATTTGATAACTCTAAACAAGGCCGCGCTGCAGTGCCGTTGTGCACTAAATACATAAACTTCTTTGGGTTTATAGAAGGCGAAAGAATGCCGATTATCTTAAGCTTTGCAAAGACTAACTACAATGAAGGTAAAAAGCTTTATAGCCTTGCAAAAGTTACGATGCAAAATATTTGGAATTATGGTTATACCTTAAATGAAAAGCAAATGGCTAAAGCTGGTAATGAATGGTTTATCATTACTATGGCGCCCGCTGGGGCGACGAGTGAAGAAGATAGGGAATTTGCTAAAAGCTTATTTCTTAACTTTAAGCAGTCAGTTACTGAATTGGCCTTTGATATGGATGATGCTGTAGGTTCTGAGAGCCGCCCAGTTGTAAACGTTGAGGAAACTGAGTACTAAAACAAAGTCATCCTTCTAATAATAGGAGGTGGTGGATATTACATGGAATTCTTACACCAATAAAATTCTAGCTGAAATAGATAACGAAGCATTCTTCTTAAACGAACTTAAAAATATACGGCGCCGCGGCATAGAGGCAAAAGCCGAATGTCCATTTAAACATTTACATGATTCTCAAACAGATCACAATCCTTCTTTAACAGTTAATTTAGCAAAGGGTATCTACTATTGTAATACCTGCCATTCTAAGGGCAACGTTCATACAATGTATAAGGCAATCTATAACTGTAGTTCTGAAGAAGCATGGTTCCAACTTGGAGATGCACTAAGAATTCCAAGACCAGATGGTACAAAACCTTTTAGGCCAGAGATTGATTCTGGCCTAGCAAGGTTTTACCATAATGAACTAATGAAGTTAACTGGGCCTATAAGGCAGATATTAAGAGAGAAGCGTGGTCTAACAGATGAGACTCTACAGAGATTTCAGTTGGGTTGGGATGGCGAAAGGTTAACCATACCTATCTACAATGAGTTTAATGAGCTTGTGAACTTTAGGCGTTACAAGTGGAACTCAAATGAGGACCAAATAAAGGTACTCAACTATGTGGATGAACTACAAAATTCCTACGGCGAGGTTCGCATCTTCAACATAGATAGGGTAGTAGATAACGAGGTAGACTATATCGTATGGACAGAAGGTGAGTTAGATGCAATCATTGCAGAACAATATGGGTTCTATGCAGCTTGTGCTACTGCAGGGGCTGGGACTTGGAAACCAGAATGGTCAAGGTTATTTAGAGGTAAGAATAAAGTCATTATCATGCAAGACAACGACGACGCTGGGCGAATCGCTACAAGTAAACTTTGTAACCGGCTCTATCATATCATTGATGTATACACCGTTAACTGGCCACCGGACTTTCCAGCAAAGGGCGATATAACTGACTTCTTTGTTAAACTACAAATGGGACCTGAAGACTTCCAGCATCTCATCGACACCGCGACGAAGTATGCAGATATCACAGTGGACAGAATCGCAGATGAGTCAGCAGCAATAGAAGTACATCTTTCTCACAGTGCAAACGCCGAATACTATGGGCAGCGGATTAAGGTACCAGTGATGGTGAGTGGCAAGGACAGTACGCCATATTTATGTCCAAAAACATTTGTAGTTAAATGTGGCGAGCTAGCTGGAGAGAATAATAAAAAATGCATAAATTGTAGTTTAGCAAAGTATGCTGGAGAGATAACAAGGACTTTATGCTCTAGTGATGAAGACCTACAAAAACTTATTAAATGTACTGAAAAGCAAAGAGATGCAGTTATTTTCGATATATTGCAAGTTAACCCAAAGTGTAAAGATGTAAAAATCACTATTGTAGATTATATGAATATAGAAGAATTAAGGTTAATTCCTAAAGCTGAAGCTAACTTTGGTTTTTCTAAAGAGCAAGAGTATGTAGTAAGAGCTGGTTATTATATTGGAAAGGATATACAAACTAATAAAAAGTACACATTAGTAGGTTATCTCTGGGCAAATCCTACTAATCAAATAGCTTCATTAGTCTTTGATAAAAGCTATCCAGAAAAAGATGTTATAAGTGAATTTGAATTGAATGAAGAAACAATAGAGCACTTAAAGCTATTTCAAAAATCTGAAGATAAAACAGTTCATGAAATGTTTGAAACTATACATCAGGACTTAGAACGTAATATCACTTATGTATGGGAGCGGCGAAATGTTGCTTTTGGAATAGATTTGGTGTATCATACAGCGTTAAGTTTTTATCTACAAGATCAGCATATTAAACGAGGATGGGGCGAATTGTTGATTATTGGAGATTCTGGGCAAGCAAAAACTACTATAGTAGAGAAACTCATGACTCATTATAGATTAGGTGATTTGCACTCTGGAGAGTCGTCACGAAGAACAGGGTTAGTGTATTCCTTACAGCAAGCTAATAAAAGGTGGTTCTTAGTATGGGGAGCCTTTCCACTAAATGATGGAGGATTGATAGCTATTGATGAATTATCAGGACTTAGTGAAAATGAACTTGCCGAAATGTCTGATGTGCGTTCATCAGGAATTGCCAAGTCAACCGGAGTCGTCACTGCTGAAACTAGTAGTAGAACTAGGGCAATCTATATCAGCAATCCGAGAAACGGTAGACAAATTAATAGCGAGCCTTACGGAGTTTTGGCGGTTGCTAAACTTATGGGTAAATCAGAAGATGTACGACGGCTTGACTTGGCTATTTCGGTCGCTTCAGGAGACATCGATCCGGCGCTGGTTAATAGGACAATTGAAGAAGTACCCACAGTACCACATATATTCACATCAGATGCTTGCAATACAAGGGTACTTTGGGCCTGGAGCCGCCGACCAGAAAATATTATTTTTACAAAAGAGGCAACAGCTACAATACTTAAATATGCCACAGAGATGGGCAAGAAGTACTCGTCCAAGGTCCCGATTGTAGAGGCTGCTGATCAACGTTTGAAGATTGCTAGGCTCTCTATCGCCGCTGCGGCGTGTGTTGTATCTACTAATGAGACTTTCGAAGAAGTGATTGTGCTGCCAGAACATGTAGAGTTTGTAGTTAACTTTATGCAACAACAGTATGATGCTAAAAGTTTTGGTTATGATAAGCTAAGTATTCAAGAAGCTTTAGCGTCTGATGAGTCTGAGGATAAGCTACAAGTATTAAGAGCAAAGTATGCAAAATTGCCGTTAATGGATTTAAATACAACTGCTAAGATACTACTTGAGCTATCATATTTTAATACCAATACTTTAAATGATTATCTTGGCTTAGAAACTACTGACTTAAAAGTACTAATGAAATTCTTAACAAATAATTATCTTATTGAAAAAGCTACCCATAATTATAGAAAATTACCATTAGGTAAAACTTTCTTTGAAGATTTAGTTAATAAGCCATTAACTAAGGAAGAAATAAAAACAACTAGAGTAAACACTGAATATTAAAGGAGGAATTGTAATGATACTATCAGAAGAAATTGCTTTATATGAGAAGGCAATAACAGATGCGGAGTGTAGAATTGGATCTTATATAGCAATGGAAGGCACAGAAAAGTCAGACCAATATGTACAAGAACAGATAGCTAAAATTAAAGAGTACTACTATGAATTGGAGGTACGATTTAATGAATATATTAAAATACTTGCCAAACTGTAGAATATTTGATACCTCTAGACAGGAGACTAACGAAGAAGCTTGGAAGGCGGCGAGGAATCGTGGTATAGGGGGGTCTGACATTGGTGCTATATTAGGCGAGAGTCCATGGACTTCAGCTCGTCAAATCTACTTAACAAAGACAGGACAATACACAGATGCACTGGAACCTGGCGCCGAGAGCCAAGAGCGAATGTACTTTGGTCGACTGTTAGAACCAGTAGTAGCTAGTGAGTACTCAAGACGTACTGGAGAACTACTAACCACAGTAGAAGCTTCATTAGTGCACAAGGACTACGATTGGGCCATTGCTAATATTGATAGACTGATAGTAGATAAAGATGGCAAGCCCATTGGTGTGCTAGAATGTAAGACTGCCTCAGAGTACGCTAAAGATGATTGGGATGAAGGCGAGATTCAGGCTATCTATTATTATCAAGTTCAATGGTACCTGTGGATAACCGGCCTAGAGCGAGGCGTCTTAGCGTGCCTAGTAGGTGGAAACAAGTTTTTCCATTATGAGATATTCCGCAACGATGATCTACTAAATGACTTTATCATTCCAGAGGCCAAGAAATTCTGGTTTGATAACGTCTTAAGGCTAGTAGAGCCAGAGATGGCAGAGGCAGACTCTGAGTTTGTAAAGAACCTTTATCAAGATGTGGTTAAAGGTTCAGAGATAGTTTTTGATGATGATGTGACTAACGATATAGCAAGAACTATCTTTGCTACTAAGAAAAAGATTAAAGAGCTTGAAGGCACATTAGAGGCAGCATTGAATCAAATGAAGGACCGCCTTAAAGAGCATGAAATAGGTTACACAAAAGATCATATAGTTAAATGGTCGCCACGGCAAAGAGAAACTTTAGACACCAAAGCTCTAAAGCAAGATATGCCAAAGGTTTATTCTGACTATACAAATATCACTAAGTATAGAGTATTCACTATTAAATAGGAGGTAAGCATGGATAAACTACAAAGAATGTTTTTGAAGCAAGAAAAACTACAAGAGAGGCTATACCCAGACTTTATGCTAGAGTGGACTGCCAATGAGCGAACAGCTTATATTAAAGAAATGAATATCCACTTAATTACTGAGCTGCATGAAGCTCTACAAGAGTTACCTTACTTTAAACCTTGGAAGGATTACTCCAATATGAACTGGCAAGACGAAGAGAAGGCTTTCCAAAAATTTAGAGAAGAGCTAGTAGATATGTGGCACTTCTTTATGAATATCATGTTGGCTGCTGAGCTTTACCCTAATTTACTCTATGAAATGTACCTAGATAAAAATGAAGAAAATCATACCCGTCAAGACAATGGTTATGCTTTTAGAAAGGAAGACTCAGATGGCTAAAGATAAGTGCATTGTAATAATGGATGGAATAAGACATGGAGGTGAGGAGTTCATAGCTGTTTTGCCACAGCCTAATGGTGATATGGGATTTTTCTATAATACTGATGCACTATCTATGGGCATGGCAATGCAAATGTGTGCAAGGTCTTTTGCAAAAATGATTAATCAATTAGAAGAGGAGGATCAATCAGAAATATATTCAATATTAGGAGGGCCAGCTTATGAATAAAATTGAAGTAAAAGTGTTTCATCAATCTCATGGTAGTCCTGCAAGTATGATGACCTTTTTAGCTAAGTTAACTCAAAGGGGTCACAATATAAAGACTTATGAGGACCTAAGAGAGCTGTACGATGTAACTTGTGAAGAGCCTATCTACAATCTAGTAGATTTACCACATGGCACTATTAAACGTTTTACGCCTATCACAATTGCAATAGTAGGAGCGAGTCGGCGCTTTCTTACTCAAGTACGAACACATCAAGTTGGATTTAACTTCATCTCAGCGTCGCTGCAATACAGCGACTATAGTAATGAAGCAGACTTTATGGTACCTTACTCAGTAGCAGCAAACAATATGGTAGATGAGTACTTAAGTGCTTGTAAGACAATTATGAATGAATATGATATGTTAGCTATAGTAACAGACAATGATACAGCTGGCTACTTAGCGCCGCATGCACTACGAAATATTGTAATAATACAAGCTAATCATGAAGCTTGGATGTACTTTATTAAACTTAGAGCTTGTAACCGCAACACTGAAGAAATGCAATATATAGCTTTACGTGTCTGGGATGAGTTACTGAATAACACTGAAGACGGCAAGGAGATGTTTAAATGGGCCGGCCCTGAGTGTCTTTGGAGTAAGTGCAAGGAGGGTAAAATGGCCTGTGACATGCCGCTAAACCAGATAGTAGCTAGTCCCAAAATTATTATAGATGAAAGGTGGCCTAGATTAAATGATATTTATACTAGAAGGTCCTGATGGAGCAGGAAAATCCACCCTAGCAAAAACTCTTAATTACCAAACTGGGTATAAATTGATTCATAACTCTGCCCCACAAAGTGAAGAAGAGCAAGAATTAATGTATGGTATGTACCTACAAGCTATAAAGTCTTCAAAGAACATCATCTTTGATAGAGCTTGGTATAGCGAAATGGTTTACGGTCCTTTATTAAGAAATAAGTCTTTCATTAGCTGGCCACAAATGTTCACCTTAGAAAAACAAATTGTCTCTCAAGGAGGTCTGATTATCTATTGCACTGCTCCTAAAGCTACATTATGGAAGCGGTGTCAAGATAAGAATGACCCTCTAATTAAAACGAGAGAACTATTGAATAAAGTATATGATGGTTTTGAAGAAATAATGAGTTCATTACATCATATACCGGTATTAAGATATGGCACCTAAAGGTCAAAGATACAAAGATCCACAAAAAGATTTATTATGGAACATGATACATGAAAGATGGGAAAGAAAAAAAGGTGACGGTAAATTAGAAGCTTGGAGAGTTATCTTAGCGTTACAGCCCCCTATTGAACAGTTAACAGAAAAAGAATGGGAAGAACTATGTAAAGAATGGGAAAGATGTGCATATTGTAATTCATCAGATATATCAATTAGATCCTATTTTATACCAGCTAAAATAGAAGGTACGTATAATAGATACAATATACTTCCTTCTTGTTCTGAATGTGCAGTTCAATCTTCTAATATTATGGACCCATTTAAAAGATGGGACATTTATGTTAATGATCAGTTAAGACTTAGAAAAAATAGATCGTACCTTTTTAATGTTAAAACAATTCATAATCTTACTAATTATCTACTAGGTCAACTTGTAGTACCGGCGACACTTGAAGAACGCCAAGAGCTGTTTAAGCGCTTAACCTTACACTATAAGGAGGAATTGTATAGTGACAATCCAAAGACTTGAGGCCTTTAGAGCTTCACTAGTAGCTTTTAGCAAGCTATCTAAGTGTACTGAGATTCAAGTAGCTGCTTTGATAGCTGATAAAGAGTTAACTCAAGTGTACAGCATTGGTGTTAATGGCGGGCCAAAGGGTCTACAAGATTGTATGTGCACTACCAAAGGAAAAGGTGGCTGCATCCATGCTGAAATCAATGCTCTTATTAAGTGTTGTTCTCCTGTTCCAAACAAAGTTATGTTTGTCACCTTATCGCCATGTAAACAATGCGCCGCGGCGATCATTAATGCTCCTGGGGGCTTTTCTACACTATATTATCTTGAAATTTGGAAAGATACTTCCGGTTTATTATTATTAAAAGACTCCGGGGTGAATATCATACGTATTTAATTTACTTGTTACGAGTCCGTAATAGCCCTCTAAGGGGTAAAGTAAGGCCTATTTTACGGACTCGTAGCGAATAAGGAGGAAAAATGGCTACTATTAGAATAACCACAACGCTAGAGGAACAAATGATAGTTTTAACCGCTTTAAGGCCTATGTTAGGACAAGTAGTATCAGTAAGTAAGATTGCCGATGCGGCGAAGCTAAACAAAAACAGGGTTCGCTTCATACTTGTAGACCTAGTGGATACAGGACAAATAAAGCGAGTCCCAGTAAGGCTCTTTAATAATCGTTATATAAGATATAAATATGAATTGGAGGGTTAACATGTTAACTAAGACAGCAGAAGAAATATTGAAACAGCGCTATTGTATTAGAGATCTAGAAGGCGAACTAGTAGAAACACCAGAGCAAGTTTTTGAACGAGTTGCTAATGCTATAGGCGATGGAAATAGAGCATACCATCAGATGATGAAAAACTTAGAGTTCTTACCCAACACACCAACACTTATGAATGCCGGTAGACCTAATGGGCAGCTCTCTGCTTGCTTTGTATTACCAATTGAAGACTCTATGGAGAGTATTTTTGGTACACTTAAAAATATGGCTCTTATCCACAAGACTGGTGGAGGTACTGGGTTTAGCTTTAGCAACATTAGACCGGCAGGTTCGATTGTATCTACTACTCAAGGTAAAGCATCTGGACCCTTGTCGTTTATGCAAGCGTTTGATGCGGCGACTGAAACTGTTAAGCAGGGCGGCAAGCGCCGCGGCGCTAATATGGGTATGCTCCGCATTGACCATCCAGACATTAAAGAGTTTATAACTATTAAACAAGACCCAAATAAGTTAAACAACTTTAACCTTAGCGTCGCTGTAACAGATGCCTTTATGAATGCTGTTAAAGAGGATACTAACTACAAGCTAATTTGTCCAGCTACTAAGAGAGTAGTTAGGGAGGTATCCGCAAGGTATATGTGGAGATTATTAGTGAATTGTGCTTGGAGTACTGGAGAGCCAGGAGTTATTTTTATAGATACTATAAACCGATATAACTCTCATCTATATCTTGGAGATTTTGAAGCTACTAATCCTTGTGGTGAACAGCCGCTATTACCTTATGAGTCATGCAATTTAGGCTCAATTAATCTAAGTAAAATGACTAATGATTATTATAGTGATGTTGATTGGGAAAAACTTACTATTACTGTTAAAAATGCTGTTATATTTCTTAATGATGTAATAGAGTATAACTACTATCCATTACCAGAAATTAAAGAGGCTACTCTTAAAACTAAAAAGATTGGGTTAGGTATCATGGGTTGGGCAGATCTATTGATTAAACTTAAAATAAGATACGGTTCTACTGAATCTTTAGAGCTGGCAGAAAAAGTAATGAAACATATTAAACAGATTGCTTATCAAGCTGCTGCTAATTTAGGTATTAGTAATATGTCAATGACTACTATAGCTCCTACTGGCACTATTAGTATGATTGCTAATTGTAGTAGCGGCATAGAACCAATATTTGGCTTTGCTTTTGAGACCCATTGCATGGATGATGAAAGATTTGTAAGTATCAATGAAGATTTAATGAATGCTTTAAAATTATATAACCTTAATACTAGTGCAGTACTAGAGCATATAGAAGATACCGGCAGACTAGAAGGACTAGAAAATGTACTACCAAAAGTGATAATGGATACTTTTGTGTGCGCTCATGATATCTCACCACAAGAGCATGTTATGATGCAGGCAGCCTTTCAAAAGCACACTGATGCAGCCGTTAGCAAGACAATTAACTTTAGAAATGACGCCACTAAAGAAGAAGTTGAACAAGCTTTTCTATTAGCATATGAGCTTAATTGTAAGGGCATAACAGTCTATAGGGATGGGTGCAGGGAGGCACAGACGCTTAATATGGGCATTAAGAAAGAAGAAAAGTCAGTAGCTACTAGTGCTTTGAGTACACCCAGAGAGCGGGCGAAGAGTCTAGAAGGGTTCACTACTAAGATAATGACAGGCTGTGGCAACTTGTATGTGACAATCAACTACGACAGTGAGGGTATCTGTGAGGTCCTCACTAATGCAGGTAAGACAGGTGGGTGCCAGGCACAGGCTGAATCCACAGCAAGACTCGTCACCGCGGCACTACGATCCAATGTTGATCCTCATGCTATTGCAAAGCAACTCCGTGGCATCAAGTGCCCCAGCGCCATTCGTAATAAGGCAGCTGAGTGTACATCTTGTCCTGATGGTATAGGCAAGAGCCTACAAATAGCCCTTAATGATACAGAGGATATTAAGCAATCAAAGATAGAGTGCCCAGACTGCAGAGAAAAACTCATAATGGCAGAGGGATGCATGTCTTGTAGATTTTGTGGCTACTCTAAATGTAGCTAAATAGGAGGTGAGAAAGTGAAAAAAGTTTGCCCAGAGTGTAATAGCTATATAGAGTTTGACTATTACTCAGGAGATTGGTTTTGTACTAAGTGCGAATGGAGGACATATAGAGAATGATAAAAGCTAAGAAAGTTCCAATAGTTAAGAAGGGCGCTTCTATGATTTATTCACTTGAAGCTTTTAAAGAGTATAAGCAATCTAACTTTCATATTATAGAGGACCCACAAGAGCTACTAGGACTAGTTAAACCTTTTGACCTGGATGGGAAGCCGTGCATAATACTTGACACAGAGACACATCCCTATTATGAAAACTCCCATGCAGTACCATCTAGCGTCGTAAGACGCTGGGTAGGTACCGGTAAGAATGCAGTGCCGCAAGACTACCCATTTGAGATATCAGTTTGTGATGGCACTAATTGCTATGCACTGTTTGATAGTATTGATAATGGATTTAAGAAATTCCGTGCCCTAGCGCCGCTGCTAGAAGACCCAGAAATTGAGAAGGTGTTCCACAACGCCAAATTTGACATGCACATGTTACACAATGCTGGTATGAAGTTAGTAGGTAAGCTACACGACACGGTCATTGCATCGAAGTTGGCGAACGAAAACCGCGACTCATTCCAGCTAATAGATCTAGCTACCAAAGTAAATGGCAGCATCCTTACCTTTGAGCATATGGTTGATAGCTATAAGTCTAACCATAAAATCAGCGACTATCGCCACATCCCGATGGAGCTATTGGCTGAGTATGCCAATGCTGACGTCTGGAACACCTACTTAGTGTTGATGGATAACTACCCAGTTCTTAAGGATGAGGGCCTTATGGACCTTTACAACAACGAACTAGAACTAATGATTGTACTGTATGCTATGGAGCGCCACGGGATGCGGGTTGATGCGGATTACGAGGCCCCGTTGAAGCAGGAACTACAAGAGGTAGTAGATACCTCTGAGCGAGCCGTCTATAATGAGTCTGGTACAGTGTTCAATATGAACTCTACAAAGCAGTTGTATCAAGTGCTATTGGATATGGGAGTGGACCCAAGTTGGATAAAAATGACAGAAAAGGGCAACCCATCATTAGATGCCAAAGCCTTAGATACCCTAGCAGAGAAGCATGGTGTCTCTATAGTTCAGAAGATTTTAGAGTATAGAAGAAACTTAAAGCTATTAAACACTTATGCTATAGGTATTTATAGTCAGCGAGACTCAGAATATAAGGTGCATTCTAACATTAATCAGACAGAAGCTACTACAGGTAGAATGTCAATCACCAAACCGGCCCTACAAACTCTACCTAAAAATGACAAGCGAATTAGGGGTTGCTTTATACCTACTAATGAGGATTACGAATATTGGATGCTGGACTTATCCCAAATGGAGTACCGTTTATTTGCTCACTATGCAAAAGCTGAAGAACTACTAAAGGCTATAGATGAAGGGTACGATGTGCACAAAGCCACAGCGGCTATTATATTTAATAAGCCTTATGAAGAGGTCACAGAAGAGGAGCGGCAAAAGGCAAAAACTACTAATTTCTCGTTGGTTTATGGGCAGGGCGACAAGCACACCTCTGAGATGCTTAAAATGTCTATGACTGAAACAGTTAATTTCAAGGCAAATTACTTCAGTCAAATCCCAGAAGCTAAGCCATTTATAGCATCAGTTCATGAAGTAATCAAAGCTAGAGGCTTTATAAAGAACTTCTATGGCAGGCGGCGCCGCCTCACTAGAGATGAAGCATACAAGGCGCCCAACGCCCTTATCCAAGGGTGTGCAGCAGACTATATGAAACACAAGCTAGTAGATACCTACAAGTATTTACAACACCATAACATGAAGACACGAATCTTAAATGTAGTGCACGATGAAGAAATCTTAGAGGTCCATAAGAGTGAGGTAGACCAAATGCCAGTGCTGCGGTGGCTATTTTCTGATTTCCAAAACTTCAGATGCAGTATCATAGCTGATGCATCCCGAGGAATCCCAAGTTATGGTATTAAAGAAGAGGTACCAGACATAGGTTTTAGAGCTCCAGAGTCACCTGAGTATCTACAATATAATGTCTTTAATGGGAGGATCTTTGATGATTAGAAGAGTTTGTAAGCAATGTGGCAAGGAGTTCACAGCGATATCACAGTACCGTTACAAGATTAGCAATAGCGGTTCTTTCACTTGGTACTGTAGTTATTCATGCTTCCGTAAGGCAGGAGGCGGCAAGGAAAGGAAGCCAATAAACAGAGATTAGAAAGGAGAAGTATAATGAAGTATGTATATCTACTACCTTATAAGCAAATGAATTTATACAGGGCAATCTTAGACTACCAACGAGGCATAATTACTGAATGTGATGGAGACACTAAAAGTGTACTAAAGAAATTGGAGGATTACAAATGAGTAGACAGATGTTAGCGGACCTCAACGTCGGGGACAAAGCTACTATCCCGCTAGTAGTTATTAGCGCCGCGGCGCGGAAGACAAAGGCAGGTAAGGACTATTTAGCTTTAGAGCTATTTGATGGAGTCACTAAAATAAACGGCAACTATTGGGAGTGGACCAGCAGCAAGGTACCTACTAGGAACACCGTCATAGACGTCACGTGCACCGTCACTGAGTGGCAGGGCACCAGGCAGCTCAATATCCAGCATATCGTCAAGGGCACTGCCCACTCAATCACAGAGTTCGTACCACAGAGTGGATTAGATATCGACGTCCAAATGCAGTGCTTCTCAGAGCTTGTGGACCTCATTGATGATGCTGATCTACAAGTTATTGTGGCTGAGGCTTTTAAGCACTTAAGGGAGGATTGGAGGAGCGCCCCGGGAGCAAAGGGAGTCCATCATGCCTACACCGCTGGCACCCTCATCCACAGCGTTGAGACAGCCAAGATAGCCCGTGCAGTCGCCGGCATTGTTGGTGCTAATGTGGCACTGTGCACCGCTGCTGCACTGCTGCATGACATTGGCAAGCTTTGGACGTATCTACTAGATGGTGCTGTCATAGATATGACTAATGAAGGGAAGCTGTTTGACCACACCTTTATTGGTGCTAACTTCATTAGCAACTTTGCTGACCATGCACTGGACACTAATAACGAAGGGGTCAAGCTCAAGGTAGATCTACTAATTCATTGTGTGCTAGCACATCATGGACAGTTGCAGTTCGGCGCCGCGGTGCCTCCTTTATGCCTTGAAGCTTTCATTGTAAATATGGCTGATGGGGTATCTACCAGGTCTGCCATCATCGGCAGCGCCGCAGCGGATGGGTTCATGTGGACTGAGAGGATTTGGGCATTGGACAATAAGCCCCATCTACAAGCTGATTATGTCCGTAGAATCTTTGAGTATGAGAGCGGTATTACACCTAGCAACCCGTATGGGCTTCCAGGCGAGGTAAAGCTATAAGCTACAGCGCTGCCGCCCCCTCTACGAGATGACGGCTGCCTTCCTTATTATATTATATTTCTATGGTGCAGCCGGAACACCTTTTCTTAAAAGTGTATTTACGGCTGCACTATTTCATAGTATAATAAATTATAAGGAGGTGTTGCTGAGTGAGGACACTATATGTCTTGGAGTGGGTGTGGTTCCCAATAAAGGAAGAATGGGTACCTGTGGTACTTAATTGTCTCAGCGCCCCGGCGCCACGTGATATCTACTATCTTGAGCATTGGGTGAAGCGATTCAACAAGAGATACAAAAAAGAACTATTTATAACAATTAGAGAGGAGGACTAGAAATGGCAATATTAGCAGGCTTACTTGTAGTTATCATGGGAGGATTAGCGGTACTGATAGCTGGGCTATATAAGCTCATGACTATCTACTAAGGAGGTATAAGATGAGATTCCAAATCGTCACTGAAGAGTATGTGTATTTCTTTGTCAAGAACAACGGAGTATGGACAGTGGATCTATTAGTTAATGACCAGCGAGAGTACATCGGCATCTTGTGCACGTACACGTTACAAGTAAAACCCACATCAATGGCACTGTACCCTGAAGATGCAAGACCTATCAGGTACATAAACATCTTACTGCAGGAGGTGATGAGGTAATGGAAAGACAACTAAGGCTATTAGCAAACTCAATTGTAAAAGACGTCTTTGATTCAGAAGGTAAGTCTACTCTTAATGTGTACTCTACTATCTACAACACTTTATATGACGTTATGACGATGGTACACAATATTCAACAATGGGCTAGCAAAATGTATGAAGATGAAGTTATAAGCATAGATGAGTATAACGACTTAATGAAAATCTTAGAAGGAGGCCATGAAGATGTATGAGACTAAGGTAGAGTGCTCATTATGTGGAGCACTAGTATGCACAGAGTCATTATTCAAAGAGCCAATACTCCTAGTCAGTATTTGTTCAGGATGCTTGCAAGACCTCGACGAAGAGTTAGAGCGAAAGTTATGGGAATAAGGAGGTAATAGTTATGCAATATGATCTACAAATATCCAATAGTCAGATGGTCAGGATAGAGCCCGATGTGGTGCAGGGCCACCATATCATTAAAATCACGTCACACAAATTGCTAGAAGGAGATGAGATATGGGTGCCACTGGGCCACGTCATCCGAGTGCCCATCATTGCAACACTCAAGACAGGTAACGAGTTCATCGCTTACAAGTTCTTGGAGGCTACGATGGACTGTACAGAGTATCTACTAGATTTGCTTGCCAACAACGACATATGTCGCAACTGTGGCGGCAAGGTAACTAAGGACCACATCTGTAAGTGGTGTAAGATGCCACACATTAGAGAGGAGGAATAGCCATGATAATAGTTGAAGTGCAAATGGTAGATGGCTCATTCACTGAGCATAGTAAGGTAACTGAGTGCACAACTTATGACAGATTCTTAAAGATAGTGCAAAGTAACCTCACTACATGTTACCTGTACGAGCACATAGTATCATTCACAATAAAAGAGGAGGAGGGCGAGGCCAATGAGTAGCGAGTGTGTAACCTGTGGAAGGACCTGTAGATGTGAAATGGTAAAGCAGCGCCCCTGCGGATTCTGCGAGAGCCATGTGGAGTGTGGGTACTGTGGCGAGCTAGTCTGCTATGACGAGGCTATAGTAGTGCATAATGGTGAGAGCGAGGTATGCCCAGACTGTGCAGATGAGCTACTAGCTATTTGTGACGTCTGTGGTGAGATGTGGTACCGCAGTGACGATGAGATGTGGAACAGCAGTGACAGTGATGACGAGGATGAGGACATATGTCCTGAATGCCGAAAGGAGGTAGATAAGGATGACGATTAAAGAGGAGCTGTGTCGGATGTGTCCAGAGAGCCTCAGCACCCCAGCTACTAGATACGCTAAACTGATCTTGGGCTCATGGGTGCATGTCTGCGAGAGCTGCTTTAAGCTCTACTCACATAGATACGTCATTGAAGACACTACCTATCCCGAATGTCGAGAGGAGGTAGGCAACAATGATTAGAGAGGAGCTGTGCCAGATGTGTCCACCAACCTTGGGCACATTAGCTACTAGGGACGCTAAACTGACCCTAGGCCCATGGGCGTACGTCTGTGAGAGCTGCTTCAAGCTCTATTGCTACGACGAGAAGCTGGGCCTATCTACTAAGTTGTCAGATGTTGGGGCACGGAGCGGGAGGCCCAGCAGTGCGGCGCCGTGAGGGTGAGCTCTGGATTGACAGTCCAGACACCGACACTCACAGGTTGTGTGGTACCTGTGGCGAGCTGAAGGAGCTACTAGAGTTCTACCTAGATGGCAAGTGCAACTCAGGGTGGCCGCGCCGCCGCAGGGACTGCAAGACCTGTTTCAAAGCCAAGAGACAGCAGAAGAAGAGGAGGACCAAGCAATGAGGAGACACAAGCCTATGGACACCGTGCTCACGCCAGAGCAGGCAGAGGAGCTGAGACTAGTACTAGCTAAGATGGGCGAGTACTTAATAGAGATATGTAGAGATTACAATCTCTCCTACATCACAGCATTCGCCATCTACTCACACTCAGATATCATTGAGGACTACGAGTATGATGACTCAGGATACAGAGCGTACCTTAACTTGAGGTCGGAGCACCCTAACTACAATCATACCAACACCTATGTCTGGGAGATCGACGGAGAGATCGACTACCTTGGGAAGCACAGCAAGGGCGGTGATGAGAATGGTGCTTGAGAAGCTACTAATTCCCAAAGGTTACAAGCGTATACCGACCGGCCAAGCCTCTGAGGAGGCTTGGCAAAAGGGCAATGTTCGCATCATACGGAAGATCTACAAGTTTCCGCCAAAAGTTATAATACATGTATCTGGTACCCAGCGCCGCAGCACTCGGAATTTAGACGGGCACTACCAGGAGGGCAAGGATGATTACCAATTGCAGGCATTATGGAGGGAGTTGAAATAACACATGGTGGGACTCAAGAGGATATCTACTAATATTGTTCACAAGGTTGAGAACGGGCCTTACTGCAACAAATACATCTATGGCACTGCGGCGCCTGATATTGAGAACACTTGTAGATTCGTTATCCGCAACAACCAAAACGGATTCACTTGTGCACTGTACAACGTTCTTCTCACGGATCAAGCTACTCACATCCAACACAGTACCCGGCACATCCGCAACATGAACCGTGGGCGAGTCATCAACAAGTGTCCACAATGTCTCAAGGCACTGCAGCGTGGTGAGGACGTCGTCGATGATGATCTACTAGCTTCCCACCTTCCCAGCGCCGCCCCAAGCCCTAGAGAGGTCATTAAGCAGACAATCAAAGACTTCAAAGCTCTGACACGCCAGCTCATGGCACAGGGGTACCCTGCCGAGATGGCGGAGCGATTCGCTGAGCAGGCGCTGACGAAGTGATTCACAAATCTAAAGTCAGCATCCTAAAGTCAGATAAAGTCAGGACCACTTCGCCGCGGCGCCACAGTGCTTCTTATTTCTTTCTCTTACTTGTGACAAGTCCGTAAAATACCTTAAGGGGTAACTACTAATTTTATTATTACGGACTTGTAACGAGTAAAATATTAATCTTCAAATATAAAAATATTCGAACCTTAATAAATTAAAGGAGGTATCTACTAATTATGTTTTCAGTTACTATTATACTAAGCGCCGAAAATAGTGAGCAATCCATTGAGATACTTGAGCGCTTACATAAGATTCTTAAAGACAATGACACTTATGATAACTACAAGAATGGCCATATTTCTTTAAGTGTTAATATGACTCATAATGAGATAACTACTAATTTTGACTTACACCGATGTGATGGACTATTTACTACGCTTATCCAAATGGATAAAGTTGTTTATGACATTGCTTTGAATATGGGAGGTGTTGGAATTGTGAAATAACTACTAACTTTGATAGAGAGGAGGTGAAGTAATGATTGAGACTATTATAGGCTTTGATGACACTGGTAAGTATTCTCTTATACTACATAATGTAAATGTAGTATCTGAAGGAATTGATCTTACTTTCTCTGATATAATTAAAGTGCAAATAGATAATGAGAAGCGCTTATTGAGATTAGAGACAATTGGTGGGGACCTACGGCACTTTAATTTGGACTATGTTATCTACTATACTATTGATGAAGAAGAGGTGGAATAATGGATAGATTAATTATTGATGGTCATGAAGTTAGAGAATGTAGATGGTGTGGTGAACTTAAGCCTATTGAACAATACAGATTTTATTTGCCTAAAAAGAAGTTTAAGAATGTTGATATGGATGGTAAGGGAAGATACCGCCATTGTTTGGATTGTGAGGCTATGAATAGTAGGTATAAGAAGGCCAGAAAGGAACTACTAGTTAATCCTAATTTAACGAAGGAGCGCCGCGAACGTTTTGAAAATACTGTAGCTACTATTGAAGAAATTTATTCGCTATGGCGAAGCCTCGGATATTCGCCGCCGCGACCTTTAGAAACTATTCCTAAACCTATTGATGATGGAAAGACTTTAGAGAAAGCAAAGGCTTTGGTAGCTAAGAAGCAACAAATTAGTCAGGAGGCGAGTGTATCTACTAATGCTCTTTCTATTCCTGATGAGCTATTCATGTGGTTAGAGGAGCCGCTACATAAACTACCTGAATACTATGATGATATCTATGAAAAGCTTATGAAGAAATATCGTCCAATTCTGAGCTATGATGATGAGACGGCTTTACCAATTTATGAGGATACCTACAAGGATATTTTGAATAAAATTTGCCAACGTTTCTGGGATTATGAGGAAGATTATGGTAACTAAATGACATAAAAAATAGCATAAAATAAAGAATTGTAGGGCTTAGCTACTAGTTAGTTTAAGCCCCATTTTTCTTGCCATTTTTTGGTGTATCTACTAGTAAATTTCCCCCAGTATCTCGAGTATCTCGCTAATCTCGAGTATCTTGAATAACTCAGCCCCGTAAAAATTTGAAATTATTAATTTTCGTTTTTTTGAAAAAAAAAAAAAAAAAAAAAAAAAAATTTTCGGGGCCCATTTTTAGTGGATACTTGAGATACTTGAGATACTTGAGATACTTGAGATACTTGAGATTAAAATGGAGGAACTACTAATCTTTCGTCACAGCGCCGTGTACCTACAAGAAAAGAAAAACTTTCCATTCCACATTAAGAACAAGTTCTTAAATATTAAAGAGTAGTAGTAGTAGTAGTAGTAGTAGTAGTAGTAGTAGTAGTAGTAGTAGTATATATGTATATATAATGTATATGTATATGTATATGTATATGTCCCCTTTATATTATACGCTACGAGTATAAAATTTAGAGCATAAAATTGATTATTTTTTGGTATATATTGGTAAATAAAGACATTTTCGTGAAACTTTTCGCGCGTCCATATGTCCAATTTGCTGCCTGAATCCAAAACAGGCATGATTGGATCAGGTGCCGCTTTTAACAGTGCGACGCAGTTTTTAACAATCTGTGGCGACGAAATAAAATTTTCAAGCACAAAAAACATGCCAGCGCCGCTGCAAAATTGGTATAAGAAACCTCAGTCGAATCATAAATTTATCTCAGTATCTCAGTATCTCAGTATCTCGGCTATCTCAGTACGCCATTTTTTGTTACGGGCTAGAGGGGTCAAAAAGGACTTGTAGATAGCCCATCTGGCTGTGGCCATGGTAAAAAATAAAGAAAATGAGCCGCAAAAACGGCTCATTTTATCAAATTAGGAGGCCGGGATTTTTTTTGAGAAACTTGGGGTAATTGAGGTGACTGAGATTGCCGAGATACTGAGATACTTACCAATTATTGGCGATCGAACACCTCTTCAAGGTCAACCACATAACCATCAGCATCATACACTTCATCAGGGTCATCAGCATCAATCTCTACCACTTCAATGGCGCTCGGCGCTGGAGCGCTTAAGACCAGTCTAGTAGCTTCCAGCAGTGCTACTAGCTGGGCTTTTGTCCACTTGGACAGTTCTGTGTCATCAGTGACACCCGACTCTTCAAAGATTCTCAACAGCTCTTCTATGCGGGGGTCGGGCGCTGAGAGCTTCTTGCTACGAGGGGTCGCAGCGCCCTCAATCCTGATGGCTTTTAGCTGTTCTTCAGCTTGCAGTAGTTCAGCCCAGCGATCAGTCGCCTCGTAGTTTTCTTTGCCCTTCATGATTGACTTTTTGCTCTGGATGTTGCGGAGCTCTCGCCGCAGATCATCCTGATCGGCAGACAACCTTAGTAGCTCTTCGGCTGTAAAGATTATACTAGCTCTGGATCTACCCCGCTCGCCGCTGTACCCCTTGGCCTTGCCAAGAGCCGCTCTTATCATGTGCTCCGCGATTGCTGCTGTCAACATAGAATGGTAGTTCTCACGGGTCATGGTCTTGCCCTTTGCTCTCGAGCGCTTTGATTGTTGGCTTTTAAGCATCCCGATTACGGTGTCTTCATCAAGCTCTTTAAGGAAGCTGATGTGGTGCTCTTCGATGGTGATGATGCTCTCGATGATGGTGTCCATGACAGCTGCTTTGTGCATACTCTCTAACACCATCTGCCGCCACCTTTCAGAATCAGCACCAACAGTCTCTAGGATGTTGCTGGCGAACTTCTTGGCTTCCGCAGTCAACTGGTAAGTCCCGCTTAACTCACGGCGGCCCGTCGTCTCTTCAGTGTTCACAGTTGCGAATAAGTTAGTCATATATAAAACCACCTTTCTGCTGTGGGGCTACCACAGCCTACTCTCGGTAACCGAGAGTAGCTTATTATTTTTTCTAAGAACCATATTTGACTCTATATTAATTATAACCCATCCTTTCGCGGAATATGTCAGCGAATCAAGAAATGGTGAAGTGACTTCTCAGTTTTCCATAATTGGAACGGGGCCGGCTTTTAGCGGCGTCACCTGGTATTGGAGGGTTTTGGTGTAGGGAGCAACGCCGCCTGGCTTCTGGCTGACTGAGGCCGCTCCTTTCCTGTATCGTCGCGGCGCCGTGCCGGCTGGATGTGGTCGCTGGACTAACTAGTAGATAGCCCGTCTGACCATGGCTGCTGCAGCCAAGATATATTTTTCTTAAAGCTGACACATTCCGCATTGAAGTGATTTATAATTAATATATAGTCAAATTTGGCTAAAATAAAAAACGAGGAGTGACTGCAAATGAAAAAAAATCAATTGGTCTACAACAGCGCTAATAAAAACTTCGAAACGGGTAGCTCACTGCGGCGGCTATACACAAATTATGTTTTTAATTTTGCTGCGGATAGCGACCGCATGAACAACGAAGAGATGCTGTTATATGAAGAGTGGTTGCAAAGCGAATATCCATTACTTATACCGTTAGTGACTGCAGAGCAAATAGCTGCCGCACAGTTATTAATTAAGTTGATGGATGATTACGATGCTGTGAAAGACGATCGGCTGGCTTTAGTTGAATATGAGAGCCATCAACGAATTATATTTGGCTGCGGCGGCGATTTGCTGCAGCTTGATGGGACGACTGTAGTATATAATGCACTGATAGCCGCTCTTGAGCATATTGTAAAATCATTCTAAAGCTGTAGCGCTGCGGGTAACCGCAGCTTTTTTTCGCTATCGCCGCGGCTCCATTTGGTCTGGGCGTGGCTTTTAGCGGCGTCATACAGTATAGTTGATATAGGGCTTTTAGCGGTCGCCGCCGGGCTGAATTCGGCTACGGCTTTTAGCAGCCCTCAGCCCGGCTGGCTGCGACCGCTCTCCTTTCCTCACTAGTGAGCAAGCCTAATATACTGAATATTCAGAATCTTATGAATATTCTGACAATTTGCCGGGCCGGCTAGTCGAGGCCGCCGGAAAGACTAGTAGATAATTCAGAATCTTATGAATATTCTGACTATTCTGACTTCCTCAAAAAAGCCCATGGCTCCACGCCCCCGCTTGATCCGTTCCGATTCAGCGTGGTTGGTCCGTTCCGATTTAGCCGGTTGTTTCTTTTGGATTCTTGCCGCCGGCGCCGAGGCCGGCGGCTTGTTCCATTTAGACTAGTTCCTTGAGTAGTTCTAGGATTCGCTTCTTGCTCAGCTTGTCGTTGTTCTCGAGTGTTTCAATGACCGCTTGTAGTTCCGTTTTTCTTACTTGGTCCGGTTGTACCGGTTGTAGTGTTTTCTTGTGCTCAAGCAGCATCTTTTCAATCTCTACCGCTTTTCGGAATTCGTGGTTGTCGGCCTCGTTCGGGGTCAACCATCTAGTCAGTGCTTTTTTGCTTTGAATCGACTTGATTGCTTTGATGGTTTGGTCATAATCTAGTTGCTTGACATCATCTTGGTTGAAATATGTGACCGGCTTTTCTTTTGGATCGACTAGTGCCCGGGCTTCTTTGAGTTGTTGCTCATAACTTAAGATTTCTGACATTTCTTCTTCATAATTCTTCTTGAATTTTTGCTTGACTAGTCGGCATTTTAAACTTTGAACTCGCTTCAATTCTTTAGCAATTACTAGTTTGTCATTATTGAACTTTTTTGCCAATTCTTCAATATTTTTCATAATTCTAACCTCTTTCTTTAATTTAAATTTTCAGAATATTTTGTTTTCAAAGAGCTCCCATTTGATTTGACTGAGACTTTTAAAGACTTTAAGTCTTTAGAGTGTTTTGACCCTTTTGAATTTTCATAAAGTTCAGAATTCTTATAATCTTTTGAATTTTTTGACTTTTTGAAATTCTTAGAATTTTCAGAAAGCTCATGAAATTCATAAAATTCTTAATCTTTATAAAATTCTCAATTTTCATAATAATCTAAATATTCACACTATTCATACAATTCCCCCAATTCACAATATTTCAAATATTCAAAATATTTAAAAATATAATGATTATTTGATAATATAATTATATAATGAATTTGAAAAAAAGTAAATAGATTTTTAAAATAATGTAATATTAAAATGATTCTGAATTGTTTGAATTATTAGAGTTTTCTAAAACTGAGTATTCTGAATTGTTTGAATTTTCTAAAATTGAGTATTCTGAATAATCAGAATTTTTACAATTTTCAGAATTTTTTGCCAAAAATTACGCCAGAATATTCTGACAATTATGGTGCGCCTGGCACCGCGGCGCTCGTACAAGCAGTTTTGAAAATCCAAAAATCAGCGCCGCGGCGCTCACACAAGCAATTTTGATTTTTTAGTTTAATTTTATAAAATAAAAAATATATAATAATGAAAATAAAGGAGTAAAAGAGGTAAATTTACTCGTAACAAGTCCGTAAAGAGGAAAATAGGGGTAAATAAAGGAAAATTTTACGAACGTGTAACGTGTGAGGGGAGTAATAGAGAAGAAACTAGTAGATACACAGCGCCGCGGCGAAGTGATGCTGTGTACTGGAGAAGTTAATGTCATTTTCAGCCCTAAAATAGAGCTGATTTTTGTATAATAATAAATAAGAATAAAAAATAAATTGGTGGAGTGATAAAAATGAAACCTTTAGTCGAACAAAAATCAGAGGAAATGACAAAAATCAAGGATATTGGCAGCATTAGTGCTGAAGAAGGAGCAAGACTAGTAGATACCAGTGATAATGGATTGAGCTCTATAGCACTAGTTAAAGGAGTTTTGGGCGCCGTGGCGCCCAGTGATGAGAATAGGGCTGTTGAAGAAGAGACGAAAATTAGTAGATACGGCATCATGAACTGTCCTCGCTGTCGTGGGGTGGGCGTCGAACGGGGTGGTGGCGTGGGCCCTGGGGCGAAGAATGGGCACATTTGTAGATCCTGTGTGCAGTATTGGAACCGTGCGCTACCGCAGTCAGCGCCGCAAGAGGATATAGTAGCTCTCTCCCGAGACAGCGGCATAGATGCATGGAAGCAGTTGCCGGGTGAAACTCACTGGGAGTATTTGATGTGGACCAGGTATAGAGATGTGTACTACGATGGCGTCACTAGGATGACGCATGAAGAGTTGGCCAAGACCTATCTGTACACGGTTGGCGTGGTGGAAAGAGTGGCCAGTAGATGGATGTGGCAAGTGAGGATACAGCGCTATTTGAGGCACATCGAGATCGAGACTTTGCAGCGGCGGAAGAAAGAGATAGTAGATATGACCCAGGACCACATAGAGATGGCCCGGGCATTGAGGGAAAAGCTCAAAGGGGCTATCGAGGGTCTAGAGCCCGGGGACTTGAGAGCCACTGACATCAACGGGCTGTTCAAGACCATGACGGAGATTGAGCGGAAGGCCATGCTGGAGATTGAGAAGCAAGAGAGTGACTACATTGAGGTGCTTAGTGACCCAGAGGGTGTGGGGCTGAAGAAGCATGAGACGGAGCAGACAGACCTAGCCGAGGTGGTCAACATCCTGCTGCAGGCGGGAGCACTCGGGAGTGTGACAACAGTCACAGCTAAGGAGGTGGAGCGGAGTGTTGAGGTGGCCCTACCAACTCACGGCGCTAGTGCCGCCGGAGGCCGGGCTCAGCCCAGCGTCAAAGAACTGGCTAGTAGCTACACTGGCAAGGGTGGCTGGCCTCCGCCGCCTGGCTATATTGACGCCCTGGTGGCAGCGAGGCATGCAGAGCTGGCCGCAGAACAAGAACAAGAACAAGAACAAGAACAGGAACAGGATACAAGTGACGACTACAGTGACGACTACGACGATGAGTAAAGAGGAGTGGAGGGCGCTGCGGTGGCGCATGCGGAGTACTGCAGTGGGCTTAG